GCTTTGGATATATTGTGGTCTCCCACTTTTGTTTGCATATCGCCACGGGCTCCACTCATTAGGTGAAAGCCAGGGCCTACTGCTATAATTTCACCGACCATTGTTGCCTCTTGGGATGTATCGGGAATTATTACTCCGCCTGTTGTGATGTCTTGTGCATCTACAGGCTTTAAAACTACCTTATCGGAAATTGGTTTCATATATATTACTCTTTTTTTAATTTAATATTTAAGCTGGTTGGGATATCTTTTTAACATATCCTTTGTATGCATTAAGCATAGTTTTAACTTCTGGTATAAGTGCGAACTCTTCTAGTTGCTCATAGATTTGTTTTTTAAAGTAGACATCATAATCAATGCTAAATACGTCTGGCCTTTCATCGATAAACTTAAGGTCCGCTTCATTTAAGCATATTGCTTTTTGTCTGTCGCCTTTTTTTAGATCTGGTTCGCAATTAGACTTGATATAGAATAAGAATGGATTATCCTTATTAGTGATTTCAATGCCTAATTTGTTGTTTGCCCACTTAGATGCTTTTACGTGCTGAGGCATAGTCTTTGTATACTCAGAAAATGGTTTTCCAAAAGCTTTGGCTATTCCTAGATCAGCATATGGTATTGTTTCAATCTCTGCTCGTATCTGAAGTAGCCAATTTAAGTCTAATTCATTACGAACAGCTTTTTCAGCCATTTCATTAAGTTTAGCCTTTAGGAATTCAGGAGTGTCTTTTCGGATTATATTTAACCCGCGAATAACTTTTTTATTATTTTCCCGAATAATACCGTAGTATCGCTTTTTAGCTGAACTGAAATAGATATACTCTAGATCATACTCGAATTTAAGATCCATGTGCTGATAGTCCATATTAATGCCAGGATTATAGTGCTTAACGAAATTGTTTTCGAGGTCCTTATTAAAGCCTATGAGTTTTTGTTCCATAGCTTCAGGAGTTTCACCTTCGGACCTAACAAAAATTGAATCTGTATCTCCATAGAGAGTTTTATGGCCCCGATCTTTAAAGTTGACTATAGCATACTTTAGAGCTTGTCTGGCAAAGAATGTGATAGCATCTGCACATTCATATGAGCATAACCTAAAATAGTTAAAGCCCATTGCACCGTATGCTGAATTCATAATAAGCTTAAAAGCCCATTGTCTTTTGTGCATAGCATCGACTTGACTCTTATCATATTCGCCAGCTTTTAACTTTCTATTGATTTCCACTCTTTCGTGAAATAGGCCTTTTAAGGCTTGTGGCAATATACCTTGTTGGTGCGAGTGTGCATAGAATAGATAACGACCCCCTATTAAGTCAGCTTGTTTACCTGTGTCTACATAGTCAATATTTTCTGCTTTTAACTGAGCTACAATATCTTCTATGTCCATTCCAGCTTCCATACATGCTTGCTCTGAAGCTATGAATGTTTCAGGGCTAATATTAAAAGCCATTATAGTTGTTGGGTATAGAGAAGTGTAGTCCATTACAGTAACATCCTCAGACCTACCAGGTTCTGTAGGATCTATTACGATAGCACCTGCAAAAGGCTTCCGAGGAATTGTTCTTCGGGTTGGGAATATTAACTTATTGTGGAATTCCTTGATGATGTAGTTGTCTACGATCATTGACTTAAAGAACACCAAAGAAAGAGATTCTAGATTAGCAATCTGTTGGATGGCTGTGTATAAGTCGAACATCTGGATCTTATCATTAATCTCTTTTAAGATTTCAACGTCACGAATAGCGTAGCGAATAAACCCATCATAATCTTCGAGCCAATCACGCCAAGTAACATCAGTTAACTTATCCAGATCAGGGTCACCTAAGATTTCCTTAGCAGCAGTAGCTAGCTTCCAGTTGGGTAGATTGTACCCCATGTCCTGAAGACCTGTCATCATATCTACGTGGTCTAATCCACGAATAGCTGTTCTCCAGAATTCGCCACGTTTACGCATGTAGATGTCATTAATAGGCGATAGCATTTCAGCAGGTAAACCTAAGACCTTACAACGATTAATAATGTATGGCATATCATAGCCATCAGAATACCAACCTGAAAGAATGTCTACCTTGCTTACTCTAACAAGGTTAAGGAATGCCATAATCATTTCCTCTTCGGTCTTTGTGTAGATGTAGCTGACATTGCCCTTGTCTTCGAGCTTAGGCTCTTCTAAGTTAGCAGTGTGTTTGGGATGCCATGACATAACAAAGTACTGATCTTTTTCAGTTGAATATGTTACCAATGAAGTAATAGGCATTAAAGCCTTTTCGGGCTTATTCATAGACGAATCGTCAGGATCATACCATGTCTCAATGTCGTAGTACATGATATGTCGCTTAGTAGACCACTCTTGCTTATTGTCTAGAACATATTTGAATTCAGGCTTTACGTCTGCTTGAAATACCTTGCCAGGATAGCTTTTTGATAGTTTGTTCTTTTCTTTAATCGAGCTATAGTAAACCCGTTGTACCATGTCTCCATGTAGGGTTTTATAGATTTTTGTATCATTACAATCGAATTGGTTCTTATCGTCAAGATCCGCAATATCTTCATACTTGTAGTAAAAGTAGTCCCGATATTTATCCACGTGTTCTTTATAGTTCCCTTCGGAATCATAACCGAACTTATGAATATTCCACATACCTTTATCGAATTTAGCGGCTATTCTTGAAAGTTTGAAATCCATGTGCATTCTTTTTTTGTTTGTTTATATAGCTAATATAAGGCTTATTTGGCTATTACTACGATAAAAAGCGTTAATTTTTAAGATTATTTTTCGCCTGTGCTTCCGAACCCACCTTCGCCGCGAGTAGAGACTTCTGTATATAGATCTGCCTCAGGTACTTCCTGGAGGAATGGGTTACCTAATGGTAATAGTACAAATTGAACAATCTTATCTCCAGGATTAATAACTTGCTCATGTTCACCAACGTTGGTTAAGTTTATATGAACTTCACCTTGATAGCCATTATCAACTACGCAAGCTCCAACGTGCAGAGACTTTTTAACTGCAACGCCAGACTTATTAAATGCAACTAAAGCAAATCCTTTGGGTACATTTACCTTGATTCCAGAAGCTATTAAGCAAGATTCTCCGGGGTTGATTCTTATCATTTTTTGATCTTCTGGTACGAAGAAATCTATACCAGCGTCTGTACTGTTTGCTCTGGTAGGAAGCTTTACATTTCTAATTTTTGATATTTTCATTATTTGTTCTTTTGTCTTAAAACTCCAAGTTCATTCTTGAAGACGTGTAGTGAAACTATATGCATATTAAAATAGCCTGGCTTGACATTTTCCCAGCCGGGCTCGCTTTTAAGTTGGTCTAGTATCCAGAATAACTTTCCGCAAGCTAGATATATATCATCTCTTAAGTGTCTTAAATAGTCACAAGATCTAATATAGTAAGTTAGATGCATAACATTATCTCTCCTAATAAAGTGATATCCTATTGTGCATGGTACTCTTTCACCATGGGTTGCTCCGGTGTCTTCTGGGAACCACATTGGTAGAAATGCTTGCCTAGTAAATGGCTCTTTGCGTAGCATATCTACTACGTCACCCATATTACCATAATCATAGCGTATACCTTTTAATTTTGGAGACCATAATCTTTCTGGATATGTATGACTGAATTTCTCATCAGCTTTAAATTGCTTATTTCCTCTTTGGGCAAAAGGCCACCATTCATTACTTGGAGGAGGATTTAAAGGTTCGCCACCTACCCTTTCCTGTAAGTGGTCCTTAGCCCATGGGAGGTTTGGCCGAACTTCATCAATCACTTGTACCATATTGTCAGGTATAACAAATTTGATAGTGTGATTTAGAAGTTCGACCATTGGTTGTTCAACATCAATAGATTGCCACTTGCCTGAAAATACTTCTACTCCATTTTGGTGAAGCTTTTCTTTTGCAAATCTAATGGCATCTTTTGGCTTTGTGAACATCATTTTTCAGTGTGATAATCTACGAACAAATCTAATACTTTTTTGCGGTATTGCATTTGGTCTTTTTTAATACTAGGATTTTTTAGGGGAGCTTTAATTCTGTCAAGAATCTTTTTTGGGATATCATCCTTAAAGGCTTCTTTCAATATAGACTTATGAGTTCTATCTTTTAGATCTAAAGATCTAGCAAACCTAACAACTTCATGACCTAGAAATGGAGATCTTAATTCTATAGTATGAGCCATAGACATACGGTCTAATCTAGGTAGGTGATAGTATGTTAATTCGTCAAAAATATCAGACCCTTGGGAATCATACTCATCTATTCTGCGGTAGCCTCCAAATAACTCATCAGCACCGTCTCCAGATATAACTATTCTATGTCCAGTTTTAGCAACTGCTTCAAATAGGTGGTATTGAGGAATTACAGACCCTAGGTCAATTGGAGTTTCATTCCACTTGCAATATATTTCAGATAGCTTTGTTTTATCCTCTAAATCATAAGTTAGCCTTTTGACCTTTATTCCCCAGTGGTCTTCACATAGGCTTACATACTCATCTTCTCCGTTGGAAATAGTGTAGTATGTAACATCTGCTTTTAACTCTTCTAGTATTGATGTTATGATTGTTGAGTCAAGCCCACCAGATAGTAAAACTGATATTGGGTAGTTTTTAGATAGTAGTCTTCGCTTAACAGACTCGACTAAAATTTCTTTTAGACTTCCAGATGGCGACTCATTAAGTAAAGTCCAGTTTTCTGCAGTTCTCATATAACGAGGTTGTCCGAAACGATAATTATACCAGAATCTTGGGTCTAGTCTTTTTATTCTATTCCAAGGAGTTCGACAGTCATGGTTATAGCCAAACTTATGTATTGCCCCAATATATGAATCATCTATAGTATCATAGGGTCTAATTAAAGGTTCAATTTCTGAACATATTTCTCCATGGGTATTTACATATAACTGTTTTTTGCCTAAAGGGTCATTCATTGCAGTTATCATTTTAGTTTTAGCATCATAGAGAACTATAGACCAAAACCCATCCCAGTTAGAAATATCATCCTTATACATAGAAATTTTCTCTAGATCAATAGATCCTATAGTTGCGAAAAAATCTACTAGATATTCTGTGTCTGAACTAAATTTTTCGGTATCATAGTTAAAAATTTCACCATTAAATAGTAGGTATAAGTCTGGGGCATATTCATATGGCATAGCCCATTTGTCATTATCTACAGTTTGAATTGGAAGCCTATGGTGTGACAATCTTATATGATCGACCATTATAGTCTTGTGTTCTGTTCCTCGGTGACTTATAAGGTGAGATCTATCAGGACCTCCTGAAATTGATATTCCACACATTTTAATTTTCCTCATTTAAAAGTTCACGGAAATCAAGTGATGAAAACATTGTGAACTCGTTTGCGAATCTAGTTATTTTTAAATTTGGAAGTGCTTCATGAAGCTCAGACAATAACTCTTCATATAATAAGACTTCTTTATTTTTAGACGAGTCATCCCAAACGTCTTTTGCCCCACGTTCACGAGGATTAGTACCATGAATATATATTATTTCAGTCTCATCAAATAATCCTTCGTTAGCAAAAGTCCAGAGCTGTTTAACAGCTTCATCCATAGTTATCCTATTTTCCATTACCCCCCAAACTAAAACCGTAAGTATTCCTCGGTCAATATATAGTTTTTTTGTAATGTGCTTATCACGGTTTAAGTGGTGCAGCATTATTTCTTTACTAATAGCAAATTGGTGTGTGCCCAAATCATTATTGCTTAACTTAAGTTTTCCATACCAAAAAGGAAATGGAAACTTATAAGTCTTAATGTGTGCTTGCTGCAGTAAGTAAGTTTTGCCAGTGTTTCTGGCCCCTTCAATCAATTTTAACATCTATAACTTTTATTTATTGTATACTACAAATATACGAAACTATTGGTGATATAAAAAATATATCACAGGGTATTTCACAATAGCCCGTAATATATTCTCGTTATCCAGTCGTCACGTCTCATAAAGCTTCTACTGTGCAGCTTCCGCCGCTACAAGCTAATTCCCCTGATAGGTCTGTATTGTCTTCCATTTCTACTACACGGGTAAGATCTATAGAATTTAAAGATTCTATCATTGACTCATACTGGGCTTTAGTTATGTCTTCAAATGGGGCTTGAACGTATGTTCCTCCATCATGTGGTAGTACTGATAATCCATTATAAGATTCTCTGTTTTCCCACATCCACTCTCCGACTGGTTCCCAATCCTTTTCTTTAAGAGAAACTGTTGCAGATACGTTGTGGGTATTAGATCCGTTTCTATGTCCAGGTTTAACCCATTCTGTAGCTACCTTTTTGATTCTTTCTAATAGATCGAGAGGTTTTTCTGTACGAAGGATTGCTCCTCGGGGAGCTTTCTGAGGTATACTAATGACCGCAGTGTCATGGGCTCTAAAATAGTCATCTTCAACTAATTCCGGATGGTACTCCATTAAATATCCATAAATAGCTTCGTTTTTACCAACGCGAAGTCTTCGGATATAATATGTATTGTGCCATGCATGAATTCCAGAGGATGTTCCTAGTACTAATGATGTTGTTCCTGCAGGCTTTACCGTAGTTATTCTTGCTGCTGGATTAATACCTAATATTTTAGCCATTCTAGTATTTTCTCTTTTTGCTATGCTTGAAGCTTTTTTAAGATCATACTTTAATACTTCACCAGATCCAATACCAGTCATTGAAACCCCTACCAAAGCATCTTTTTCTGTGGTCTCTTTCCAGACTTCTCTAAGGTAGTGAAAGTCTGTATATGAAGCTTGGATAGTTCCAATAAATGAAGCTACTTTAACCCTTTTATTAAAATCTTCTTGAGATTCTATATTAGATACATTTACTTCGCATAGGTTACAAAACTGATAAGGTCGAAGAGCAATTTCGCAACAAGGATTAGTTCCCCAGTCTTTATCATTTGACAAGTAAATTCCTGGCTCTCCAGCTCCAGATAACTCTACACGCTTCCATAAGTCCATAAAAAATTCTTTTGTTATTTTATGACGCATTAGGACTGCTGAATTGTTTGCACGACCTCGCTGGGCATTTAGTTCCCACCAATTTCCAGATTTACAAGAAATCATTTTTTCATCTGTAGCTGTAAATAGGCTAATAAGAGCTGCTCTTCGAATACCACCAGCTAGTACTGCGTCTGCAATATGGCAAACAATATCATGTACTTCTAGTGTTGATAGTCTGTCGCCTTCTAACTTAGCCTCAAGAATACCTTCGATTTTTAAAATGCACTCTTTTAGTGGCTGAGGTCCTGGGGCTTTACCACCTGATGTTACTAGCATTGCACCTTTAGGTCTGATATCCGAATAGTCAAATTTAATCCTGGATCCTCTTTTGTTTCCTAGGAATGACTTCATAAGTACCTTAATAGCATCTGCCCATCCTTCTATAGAATCTCCTATTACAAACCTTCGTTCCCGTTTTGGGAATGGCTTTAAAACGTGGGGTAATTGATCTACGTGATGGTTTTGCACACTATAGCCAACTCCACAGCCACTAAGTAATAAAAACATTGTTTCACTAAAAGAGTCAATATGATCTATAGGCAAATAGCTGCAATTATAAAGTCTGTTAGGAGAAATTTCTATCGGACGACCTCCGAATTGTAAGCTTCGCATAGATGGCAATACTTTTTTAGAATATACAAATTTATAACATTCTTCTATTTCCTTAGCCAAGTCAGGGAATTTTTTTATATGCATAGCTTTGTTGCGATCTACTAGCTCTTCCCATGTTTCCCTTCTATTTTCATCGGGTGTGTATTTTGCATACTTCATATGCACTGTCAAATCAGACAGGATTTTATTCGATATATTCATAAACTATATTTCCTCTAGTAAATTGGTGTAGTAATAAATATCCACATATGTGTATATTACTTTGGTTGTGCTTCGTTTAATTCGGTAAATTTTTGAGCCAACATTTTTCTCATAAATTCGCTACTTCCATTTATTTGTTGTTGAGTTTCTTGGCCCTGCAATGTGCTAGCTTCAAATATTTCTATCATTCCATTCGAAGCATTTATTTTGCTTGGTAGGGTTATACCATCTGGACCAAATCTATTTTTAATAACGTGCCATCGACCTGTTCCAGCAACCTTATCTTCAATCTTACGGGATAAAGATGCTACAAAGTCGGCTGTCATAATTTTTGAATAATCCTCTGCAATTTTATCTGCTTGGATTACATCTTCTTGTAATGCCGACCTATTGGCCTGAGAGGCCGTCCAAATTGGTATTTGGTATTCTCCTGCCATACCTCTAAGGTCTTCATATATATTTCCAATCTCAAATCTTTTTTCTTTGCCTTGACCTTTTAGTAGGTCTGCATAGTCTACTATTATTAGATCTGGTTTTTTATCATTAATTCTGCATCTTTCTAGGTGAGCACCTAAAGCGTTAACCCCAGCGCCTTTTGTTGGATAGTATTTAATTGTTAATTCTCCAGGTAGTTCGCCTACTATTTTAGCAACTTTTTCTTGGTGAAACCGTAAGTCTTGAGCAGCTATTCCTGTAAATACTGAATCATATCGTAGCCCTACATAATGTTCATTTAACTCTAAAGTATAATGGACTACATTAAGGCCCGCTTTAACAGCATTTGCTCCTATATTAACTAAGGCCCAAGATTTTCCAATACCAGCTGGTGCTACTATAACTCCCAATTCCCCACTGCCAAGTCCACCGTCAGCTAAATCGTCAATAACACTCCAACCAGTAGTAACAGTATTTCTTACAGACTCTTCATACCTTAAAGCTATTTCTGTATTATAATCGTGACCAAGGTTTTTTTCTACTCCTGCTTTCATTGCATCATCAATCTTAACTTTAATGGCATCAAACTCACCATGCTGTAGCAGATCTACAGATTCAACTATGGCTTTTTTCAAAGCTTGATTTTTACAAAAGTCTAATGTTTTAGTCTTAACAAATTCTAGGTCAGTTGCCTCAAATTGTTTGTAGATATCCTTTAAATGGGATTTAATCGTTTCAACTAATAAAGCATTTTCAATTTCATCTAATTGTACTTTCATTACTTCCATAGTCGGAGCATCTTTATACTCTTGGAAGTATTCCATTATTGTGCCAATTATAAACTGATTTGCTTCAGACTCGAAAAACTTAACATCGAGGATGTCAGAAATTTGTTGTAGAAATAGGCGGTCTGTAAAAAGGGAGGATATTAACTTTATTTGAAAGTTGTACCCCCAATCGGAAATTCTATCGGTCATGGATATCTTATAATTTTAAACCTGCCATAGTGTCTAAATAGATAAACGAATCCCTAAGCCAAAACTCTGGGTTGTTTACTATCCTCATCCGATCCTCTTGCAAGTATTTTAAGAACTCTGATGGTACCAATCGTGATGTTGGTTGCTCTACGATATTTCGAATGGATTCTTTAGCCACTCCAGATATATCAACTTCATGTAATTGCATTAATTGGAAATTAAGATCTAGAAGCTTTTCGGAGGTTGCTATAGCATCTAATACTTTAGCTTCTTCTTTTCTTTGCTTGGCATCTTTTATCACATCATCCATTGAAACAATAGTATCTCCAAATAACATTGGGAGACGTTTTTCTAAGGTTTTTTGTCCAAGACCTTTAATTCCTGGTATGTTGTCGGACTTATCCCCAGTTAGAGACTTATATAAAATATAGTTTTCAGGTCTTAGCTTAAACCTATCTTTCATATCCTGCTTAAAATAAAACTTTTTTGCTGTTGGAGACCAAACTGCAATCTTATCATTTATAAGCTGTAAAAAGTCTGTGTCCGTAGACATAATAAAGTGTTGGCTATCTGGAAGAACCTGCTTTGCTATATATGCTATAGCATCATCAGCTTCTATTTTTTCAGTAGCCATTACAGTTACAGGAAGATGTTCTAGATACTCAGTTAGTCTGTGTATTTGTTGGCCCATAAAAACCCGTTCATCTTCACCACTTGAATTAGAATTTATTCGAGTTAAGCGGTTATTGACTGTTCTTTGGGCTTTGTAGTTTGGAAATAGCTTTTTACGTCTAGCAGATCCTCCCTTGCCATCAAAACAAATAATAACTCTAGTTGGCTTGATATGCCTTATAGCATACCCAATTGAAAGGAGGAATCCAGTTATGCCGCCGATATGTATTCCATCTTCGTTAGTTGCTGGGTTACATGTGTATGATCTGATAAACGTATTAAGTCCATCTATTAACAGTACACGATCGTTAAGCCCCCGTGGGGTGGAATCCTCCTTTAGATTGGCTAGAATGTCTAGATATTTAACCTTGTGGGACATCGTCATTGCCTATTTCGATGTCATCAATACCTATAGCATCAGTCTTATAATCCATAATCATAGAATCACAAATCTGATTATATAGCCTGTCTTTGCGTTCAGGGTCATTCAATACCTTAGTTTCGAACTCTTTGGATTGAAATTTAATAATCTCTCCAGTCGTTTCATCGGTATATGTATACCAAGCTCCAGCTTGTGATACTAATTTAGCATCCTTCATCATTTGTAGCCAGGACCCATAATCATCAATACCACTATCAAATAGAATATTAAATTCTGCTGTTCGTAGTGGTGGCCCCATTCTGTTTTTGACTACTTGAGCTTTGGTTTTTATACCAATGACTTGATCTTTACCATTGACTTTGACTTTAATCTGTCCCGCAGCTTTTAGTCTTAGCCTACAACTTGCATGAAAGCCAATTGCCTTACCGCCTGATGTAGTGTATGGGTCTCCAAACATAGCACCAAGCTTAACCCTTAGCTGGTTTGTGAATATTAAGCATATTCTTTGGCGACCAATCATCTGAGTTATCTTCCTCATTGCTTTTGAAAGAATAATAGCTTTTTGAGTTGCCCAACCTGTCTGGTCAAAATCGTCAGCCTGTTCCACTTTGGTAGTGGCAGCAGCTACTGAATCAACAACAATAGAAACTAATCTATCTTTGTCAGATTCTCTTACTTTAGTAATAATGTTTTCGATAACTTCAAAGATATCTTCAACTGTTTCCAATTGGATATACAACATTTTAGAAACGTCAATACCAATACACTTTGCAAAATCTTCATTCATTGCATTTTCAGTATCGATATAAACTGCCAGTCCACCTTGTTTTTGGGTGTTGGCCAGAAGATGGGCAGCTAGCAGGGATTTCCCGCTAGCTTCTAAGCCCGTCAATTCTGTTATTCGTCCTACAGGTAAGCCTCCATTCTTGCGGTTAGAAATAGCAAGGTCTAATATACTTGAACCTGTACTAATCCATTCTTCTAGATCGGTAGGAGTTTCTTCCGAACCATCTAAAAAATACGCAACTTTGAACGACTTAAACTTTTTATTTAGTGAATCTGCTAATGTATTAGCTAGATCGTCTGTTTTTTGAGATTTAGACATTCAGATTAGCTAAATAGATCGTCAAATGCAGCTGAAATGTTATCGGTCTTTTTGACACTTGCTGGAGCATCTGTTGCTGTATCCTTAAAGGGACTTTCGGACTTTGCTGTTGGAGAAGTAGCTTCAGCTTCTTCACCACCATTAAGCCAAGTCGCTAGAGCAGCTTTTAAGTCGTCATACGTGCACTTTTTGTAAATATCGAAGATATCAGTTTGACCGTTCATTACCATTTCTGCAACATTTTTATCTTCTGTTGCTGGTGTAACATTAGGCTTAACCATGATTGTAGTCTTTGGATATCTTTCACTTCCTTCTGGAGGAGTGTAAGTAATAACTAAGTCACGACCTGATGTCGGGTCTGTGATGTCTCCATAGTCAGGATCAGCAATAAATGTTAATAGCTCTTGGTAGACCTGTTTACCAAATCCCCACATTTTAACACCTTCTGATTCTTTTCCACGAACTAATACTGGTAGATATGTACGCATTTTAGGTTCTAGCTTTTTCCCTAATTTCCAGTCATCTGAATTACCTGAAGACTTTAGTTGCTCTGCAAATTCGACGACCGGATCCGGTTCTCCGAAAGTTACAGGAGATAAAAAGTTTCGCTTACCTAGATCATAATGAAAGTATAATTCCATAAATGGATTGTCTTTATTGTGCTGATAGGGTACTATACGTAGCTGGTTTTTACCTGGTTCTGGTTTCCAAAGATTAGATACTCTTTGGTTAGTTGTTTGAAGCTTATTTAGCTTGTTTCGGATTGCATTTAAATCAATTGCCATTGGTTCTCCTTTTAATTGTTAATAGACATGTAAATATAAGACATAACTTTTTAAATAAAAAATTATTTGTTGGTTAGTTTTCAAAATTTGTCATATAATCTTGAATAGATAATTCTTTTGCTTTAGATTCCACCATAATATCTAGTGGTAGCCCCCACGAGTTGATTTTGTCGTGGATGTAGTCTGAGTGAGCTTGCGGCTTTATTTTTGGATTATTTTCGTGCAAGGCTTTAGATTCTGAGTAGTGTACACATTGCTTGATGCCATCTGGCCAAGTTTTAGATGCTAAGTGTAGTGCAGCTTCTTCGGATAGATCCCCAGTGCAAAACTTGTGGTGGTGATAGTCGAAGACAATAGGTATGCCAATAACTTTATGTATACCATGGTACAAATCCATTACAGAATACATTGAAGCACGGTCGTCGTTTTCTATAGTAAGCCTAGCTTGTGCACCAGGACTAAGACGTTTAAAGCTTTCGCAGAAGCGAGCCATTGCTGCTATTTTGTCGCCATATGCGCCACCAACATGTATATTGATTTTTGCATAGTTGGATTGTGGTAGGCCCATTAGATCCATGACTTCCGCATGTTGGTTTAATTCGTGGATTGATTTGTCTACGACTGACGGGGATGGGGAAGCCAAGACCACAAATGGACCTGGATGGAATGATAGACGCTGATTGTATGATTTAGCCAGTGTGCCAGCACCTTTTAATATGTTTGATATTTTAGTGTAGTCTGGCAGATCTGATATTGCATACTCCGACATCCAAGGAAATATACCTGATGACATGCGAAATAGCTTGATACCATTTGCATGATTCCACTTTATAATTTCCACTAAGTCTTTTGAATTTTGCAATGCTAATTCAGATGCATACTGAATGCCTTTAGCGTTAAATGTTTTTTTGATCATTGACCGACTTGTAAATATACCCGACTTTCGGAGGTGGGTATTGATACATGCATATCCTAATTGTGTTTCCATATTATCCATTTTGTATACTACTAATATACGACTTATTTAGTAAAGACTACGATGTTAATCGTTAAAAAACGTTATTTCCAGAATAGTTGCACACAGATAATACCTGTTGACAATATCAAGGATGTTAGAGTTTTAAGGTTAATACCTTCGCTCATAAAGTAACTAGTTAGTAAGGCATATGCCACCATACCAAAACCAAAGCCTAAAAAACGGCCAGGCCATAATAGACCATCAAAATATTGATATGAATACTTAGTTGCTTGAATAAATAGATATGAAATAATTGAACCCATACCGACTGCTAGTAGCAGGGGGTTGCGTTTGAACCATGGCCATAGAAATTGACCATTTACTTGGAACCAAATTAGGGTTTGTCCGCCGAGGAACAGGCTTATAGCCAGTAAAAGTTTATGCATAATATTCAATCTTTAATTAGTACTTAGTAAATATAATAAATCTTTTGTAAATAAAAAAATTTATTGGTGGTTATTTTTTAATTATTATTTTGCAAACATACGCTTGGTTTGATCTGAAGAGCTCGCGGTGTCTTCCGGAGGAACACTTAGGACCTTAGCATATGCTTTGGCATCGCTGATGAACTTAGGCACCCACGACTTTAATTCCGATTCTAATTTATCCAAGGTATCTACCTTTTTAATTGTTTGGGACATCTTAGTCTTTTTACCTGGTATATGGTTTGCCATTAGGTTGATGCTTTGAAGCTCTAATTGCCCAAACTTCGATATGTTGATTCCGGCATAGCAAGTGGCTGTAAACATTATTGGGCTTCTTCCAGGGAAAACTGGAGGGAACTTTTTGGACTCTCCAGTTGTGTTTGCCGGGTCTTCGATATTACGGCCATTTCCAAAGTGGGGTCCTGGGTTGACTACAGAAAGTTTTGATATCCCAGTGTAGCCAGACTTTTTAGCAGCAGCTAAAACCTTTTGCATTGGGTTGTGCATCATCTTTATGTACTTATCAAGAATTGGGTCAGCTTCTTCTTTGGTGAATTGTATTTGGCCCTCATTTAGAATTTCAGTTAGCTTAATCATGTTGACTAAACGTTTCTAAATTTAGGAGCCCCTTTTACAGCCTGGACATTACGAAAGTCTGAGTCTACATAGATATAGTACTTTTCACTGCCTTTAGTTAGGTAGTGGACAACAAAGTTTTCGAAGTCTTGGTATGATTTAACACCTGTAAGCTGGTCCTGTGCGATTTCACCATCAGTAGCCATTTTATCCAATGCAGATTTTTTACCAGATGGGAAGTTTTGAAATTCCCAACCATTATCGAACATATTCTGAACGAAGTCTTCAAAATTACTAGCTTTAACTACATCTTGTGGATGTGTGAATGCTGATTCATATAAGTATTTTTCATTCCATTCGCGAATGTTAAATTTTTTAGGTCTTGACATTATAATATCCTTTTTTTTGAAGGGGGGCCTTTAGGTAAAAAACCTTCTTCGGTAATTTTTTACATATATAAATATCAAGGAGTTTACTTTGTATGCACCACTTTATGGATAATGGTGTTTATACGTCGTAGGTCCTCGACATTTGTTGTTAATAAACAGTTTCTATAATCATTCCAGTCTACCTGAAAAGTGGAATCTAACTCATTCCCATTTACTGATTTGATTAGCGTATTTAGTGCATTGATTGTATATAGGGTATTGGTGTGCCTTTTCCTATGTAGAGATATTGTACTGCCGAGAATATTGAAATCCACAGCAGATGTTACATTGTACGTACACATATAATCATACTGTTTATCTGCATTTTCTAGGACAAATATTTTACCATATAGCACATCATAATTCTGGATTATAGAATCAAGAGTCTGATCTAAATTTTCACCGAAGGTAAATGTACATAGGAGTTGGGATTTCATTATGATTTAGCAGCCTTGGCTTGTAAGCAATCTCTCATTCCCTTTCCAAAACCTGTTGCGACTTTTTGGGAGGTTCCAGCGGTTCTCCAAGTATCATCGAATAGTTCTACTCCTTTACCACTTGCATCGTCAATTGTAATCCTATCTCCACCTGGCTGGACTCTGCATCTTTTTCTTAAATGGTCTTTAAGAGCTGCCTTTCCTTCAGCGGTGGAACTATCACCTTTAAACCCACTTTTTTCTGCTACGCACGTTCTAATCATAGATGGCTTTACCCCATTAATTCCCATCTGAAGTAGCATACCATCATCTGAATCCATATCGACGTATGTGTCAATATGACATGCATCTAGAACACCACTAATATATCCCTCTTGGTGTGGGCCATTATCAGCATCTGGGTTGTCTTTTGAATATCCGTCTGGTTTGTCTGCTTCTACCAAATCGTTGACTGCAGCTGCGTGTGAACTTTTTACTATGTCTTTTTCTGTTTGTTTTATTTTTGCAGATGCTTTGACACTTTCATCGTTAAAGTTTAATGTTGGATTGTCCCTTTTAAACTTACTATCTGCTGCAAACTCTCCTACTTTAATAGCAATTTTACCATAGGTTGTGTATGAGGGACTTTTCCCTTCGTCAGTAAGTTTTTTTGAATGAGCGTTCATTTCAGTTAAAAGCTCTTTGGTATTCATTTTGTCAGGATCTAATCCATTCTTTTTAAGATGAGTTCTAAACTTTGAATTTTCCCTTAACTTTTTGATGTAGGGTTTCATTTCTTTTGATTCGCACACAGCAACAAAGTCGTCAGTAATTTTAATGTCGCTTGCTGCTTTAACAGTATTTTCCTTGACCTCATCAACTTTTTTTATATTTTCCTGAAGAGATTTTATTACTTCTTTGGCAACCTTAGGTCCATACTTAGCTTCTAGCTCGCGAAAACGTTTACTAGGTGACGAGTTGTTTTGGGGATCCCGAATCTGATCATCTTTTTTGTTAGATATGCCCATATAGGTGGTTCTGCCTTTGTCGTCTTTACCTACAACATAGGTGTCATGATATGATTTGAACTTGGAAAAGTTTTTTAGTTGCTTTTCAGCGTATTTCCTATCTTCAGGAGTTTTAGCATTTTTTAAATTATCTTCTAAATGGGCTTCAACTGCTTGATCTGCTTCTGGGGTAGACTGAACAGTTACATTAGGTTTTGATGTGTCTATTGACGACTCTTCTATAGATTGCTTAGTTGATAATGCTCCATCATAAGCAGTTTCCATCCATTCATCATATGCTTTGTCGTTACTATTAAAGCCTTTTTTACCTTTTTTGTGGAATACACTTTTTGGGTCAGATTTGGCTTTTTTTCTTTGCTGTAGAACCCACACCTCTCTTTTTGCAAGGTAGGTATTAAATTCAGGAGAATCGGGTTCTAAACCTAAAGCTTTAGCAGTACGAGAATCTTGTTTAGTTTTTGGTCTATTTTCAATTTCTTTTTCTTTTTCTAATATAGCCTCTTTATTTTCCGAATCGAACTTATTAAAGTCAGTGTTAGTAGCCTCGCAATACTTGGATTCCCCTTCACTAGCTAGCGCACCTCCTGGTCCAGCAATTCCTAAGGCCCTATTAGTTTGTACGCCATTTTGGAATTCTACAAGAACATCTAGATTCCCAGAGTTTAGGTCATCTAAAACTTCCTTTCTAGTAGGTCCTTTAGGGTTATCCTTGTGGGTTTTATCCTTTTCACCAAACTTACTTCTATCAACATTTATTTTGAGATCTTCTTTTGGGACATCATCTTTATCTATTTTAGGATCATTTTTAGGCTCATCCTTAGACTTTTTTGGAGAGTCTCCAGGGCTTGACCCGTATGGTTTTCCTACTCTTCCAAGACCCCTATTTTGAGAATTATCAACGTAGGTTCGTTCTTCTGTAAGGGTTTCTATTAATTCATTAATAGCAGGAGTAGTCCACTTATGCATAGTCAGGACCACTCTTAATTCTTGTAGATGCTCTGGGTTGTTGAAGTCTGGAGTTCCATCTTCTAGTCTCCAACAAAGTTCTGTTATTATTCTATTAAAATCCATAGGCATTTCCTTATATTATAAATATCATTTCACAAAGCCAAAGGTCTCATGGCATCATAATTCTTACCATACTTTGATTTGGTTGGTAGGCCCATCAGGGCTTTTAGTTCGAACAATAGGGATTTGCCATCTTCAGGGGCAACGTCAAACAAAAATGAATCGTAGGTATATAGAACCAATTTGGTTTTACGATCTTTTAATAGTGCTTGAATTTTTTCCATAACTTCGATATTTTTTTCGGTCTCATAGGCTTGGATTAAATAATTAAATAATTTCTGAGGAGACATGTCCTCATAATTCTTTTTATAAAACCTTCTACCAAAGATCGGGGTCTCGATGTAGCCCCTCTCATTATAATTATCCCATAATTCAAAAATATAGGTCTTAGTCTTCTTAAAGTATTCTATGTTCTCAAACTCCTTCGGTATACCTCCATAGAGCACCCTAAACGAGATCCTTTTCGACTCTTCATATTCCTCATTGGTCAAGTTATTAGTGTCAAAGTACATTTTTCCAAGATGAGAGTGAACTGAGGGTTCTGAGAATTCATAGTCGATAAGTCCAGCTATTAACCTTAGGTGGTAGGCATCATAGTCAAACTCAACTAAAACTCCTGAGTCATGTCTACTAATAAACCTTGCCCTAGACTTGTCGTCTTTGTTTAATGCAGCATAGTTTACCCCATTGTTGGTGTTTGAAGGTCTACCGGTAAGTGTATACAAGTTGTATTTAGAATGTTCTGTGCCTGTTGTTGTGAATATGCCGTTATCTTCAATTGCTTCAAATAGCGGAGCAATCCTATCTATATATGTTTCTTCACATATTGCCTTAGGCATACCTGCTAGCACTCTGGAGTTTATTGCTTCCTGCTCTCTGTGCTTGTTTTTTGGTATAATCATATGAACATCATTTCTATTCCAGTACTTATGACTAAAAAATTTAAATATTGGTAGCTGAATGGTTTCCAGATCGGTGGCTTTCCCAGTGTTCAGGTAGCTACGAATTGAAATCTGCTTCAGGATATCCATATAGCCAATATACGAAATAAAAGCTATAAATAAAAATATTTATGAGGTTATTTTAGCTAGGTCATCTGCAGGAAGAACTAGCGGTAGTTCCGGAAATTTATCTTTGTGAATAGCCATAGACCTCTGGTTGGTGTCTATAATGCCAGTTTTAACAATTGTACCACTAGAATTAGGTATATCATTTAAAGGTCCAGATATTTTCCACACTAGCTTTATTGCTGCATACAAGTTTTTTAGAATTATGTCTTTTTTCTTGTAGATAGTATATGTTGGTTTTGAAACTTCATAAATAGTTTTTGTATATAGGTTTTTAACAAAGTACCTATTTATTCTTGAAATGGCGTAATCTTTTTCTAAAGGACTAGGTTTAAAGCTTACAGGATCGTCTAGGTGTTGGCCAAATGTAGGATGTAAGCCATTAAATTCTAATGCTTCTACGCCAAATTGAAATTCACTAAGCCTAGTAGAAGGTCTAGGATCGTCTACTCCTGAATATGGAAAACCTTTGTAATAGTGATATAGGCCTACATACTCTTTTCTAGTATCGACCAATATAAATTCCGAGCCTTGAGTGGAGTAGATCATGCTTTCTGTCCTACAGGTACCCCACTCCAGCTAGTAGCTTTTGCTATAGGTTTTGGTTTTTTTCTTTCGACCTTTTCAGCAGGAGGAAGCGGCTTTATTCTCAAAACAGTAGATAGTGAAGTGTCCCAGGAATCCCCACTTATGCTATGATCAATTCCAGTTACCATAAAGGTAGAACCATCATATCTTGCAGGAATTGGGTCTATAGTTAAAGAATGTCCCCACTTAAAGCCTCCAATACCATCCATTTTAAATGATAAGTTTATTGGAAGAATTGGAGGGGAATTTTGTACTACATCCTTATACGGGCTAAATGCCTGTAAAGCTTTGACTGAAGCTTTCATAGTGTCTATAGTGTCAGGATCTACACCTTTGACCAAATCTAACCAAGCATCTGTGTATTGCTCTTTAAGGTGTTCTAATTCAACATCAGGGTCATCTATTTTTGGGGTTCCATGTGTGGTTCCATCTTCGTCAGTTTCACAATGGTTTTGGACTTCGGGAACCATTTCTCCCCATCCTGGGGTTCTGTCTTTTAGGCCTGCCCCAAATAAGCTAAACTCATCATTATTGGGTTCTGCCGATCCTCCATCTTTTTCTGGAACTTTTGAATTTGAACCATACATTATTTGGGCTTTAATATCATTAGAGACTTTGGTGTCAATTGTTACGTCTTTCATTATGCTGTGATTTCCATAAACACTAAGAGCATATGGGGTAACAGACTTTCCTAGAGATTTGGCATCAACAACAGTCATTAAAGCAGGGTTGTCTGGAAGTGGCGTTATAATTAGTTGCCAAGGATTTCCACAAGCTTGATTTATTCCATCTAAAACTTTATTTACTAATTCCTCAATGGTTTCAGATTCTAGAGCCATTCGTTGAAGAAATCTAACGTTAATGCATATATGAGCCAACCACCCTAGGTTTTTGTATGCATCTCCAGTTCTCGATACTTTAAAAGGCTTCATTTGGTTAAGACCTAGCATTTGCTCAAAGTCTAAAACATCGCCTGCGGCATTAGCCGATTTTTTTTCATGGACTAAGTCCCAAAAGTTTTGACCAGGTAGCATGCAAACAGTAGGATCTGCTGAAGTCATTTTATCCGGGTTTGCAAGAGTTGTCATGCGGGAGTCGAACCTATACGCAGACTTGACAGCTGTATTTCGATAGCTTGCTGGTGCCTGGTCAGCTGTTGTCCCTCCATTATTAGAGGTTTTAGCACCAGGGGCCTTTGGCAACAAAGCATCGTTTAGAAGCTCTTCTTCGAACCAAGCATAAGTTACAAATTTTTGGGCAGTCATTATTGACCCTCCACCTATAAATGATTTGAAGGATTCCCAGGTACTATTATCTGCTTTTTCTGCGTCGGACTGTTGTTTGTCCATTTTCATTGCAAAGCCCCAAGGCTTGCCGTATTTCGATCTGGACTTTCCCATAGGGATTACACTATCAGATGCCAAAAGCTGATTTAGTTTTCTAGATAAGTCAGACTCTTTTGCACAATTAGACCCATCTTCCTGTTCTTCAGTTTTACAACAAACAGCGTCTTTGCCGACTTTGGTGGATTCATGAGACATCATCATTTCTGCAGGAGATGAAAATGTTGTGGTACATGAATAAGTTCCGTTGGAGTCTTGAGTCCATGAAAAATTTGACACCACACCTTTTTCTGCGCCATAACAACCTTCGTTTATATCAGAAAGTTTAGCAGCTTTGGTTAAGAATTCATCAAACGTTAATGCATGGTCTGCAGCAGTCATAATATCTACCATCCTTCCACCAGATGGCTTTACCGTCCATCCATATTCAAGAACCACGGTTTTACCAAGAGACATAAAAAGTTTTTCAAGTTCTTCGAGATGCTTTAAGCTATAACATTTATAACTAACCTCAATTTTTTTAAGAGTTTTTAAAGTCCCTGTGTGCTTTATATCTGCAGAAACAAGTCCTGGCATTGGCGTTAACCTGGTGGTTGTGTCATATAAATCGTCTGTAGTGTTATTACTTTCTAGAGATTGAAAATCACTTAGTTTTCCATTTTGAAGTACGTTTGAAGTGAATCTTAGCCAAACCATTCTAGATGTTGTCCAAGCAAGGTTACTCCCTGGAGATTTGGCTGCAGCTATTCTATTGGTAAGAGATGTTTTCAGAGCTCCTGAAACCTCTATCATTTTCATAGCCATTATCGTTCTTCCTGGAGTTTTCTGTAAGAGGCTTGTATTTTTGTTATTTCTGTAGGTATTCTAAGTTGGATTCCCGGAGGAACTATCATACCATGCTTACCAAGGCCATTTGCTACTGCTATGATCCACCATAGGGTTTGGTCTTCATAATACTTACTGGAAAGAAGATCTAGCCTGTCTCCAGAATTACTTATTAAGTAAATATCACTTATGCTTCTTGGGATCACCGGGTAGATATTACTTTTAAATTGTCTGGGTTTACCCTCGTAGCGAATTTCTGGGTTGGATGCGTATCTACTCATTTTACACTCTCGTCAAATGCGGTTTTCCAATACCTGGTGCCTTTTGTAAAGAACCCACCGTCGGCGTTTGTTAATAGTTTATAGCCTAGATTTAATTTTATTACCATGGGCAATTCAGCTTTAGCGGTTTCTGTTCCAGCGGTCCCTAGGTTTATGTCCCAAGGAACATCTTCATCTACAGTAAAAGTTATTTTATCTATAATTACATTTTGATTTTTATAGAGATCTCCTAGTGTGAGTTGACAAAATGCGGCTTTTGCAAGACCACTGGTTGTTATTGATGGAGATGCCATTTGATAGAGGCTATTTAACCGAATATAATTTTGTTTTGCTTCTACTGCTGTGAATGAAACTATCATTAGATCATGAGAAACGTCTCTGGCTACACTATCAAACCTTTGCTGGGCCATTGTTCTTCCTGCATACTTAACTTCTGACCAACTGAATGAAGTGTTGTCAGTAATAGAGCCTAAGCCATAAGACCTGAATTTAATTTCCTCTGAACCTCTCGTGAGCTTTAAAGTAACGTAATCAGATCCTTTGCCGGCAACTTCGCCATATTGATCTGCCTCTCCTCCCGTAGATTTTCCATAGTCTATAAGACCAATTCTTGAATATGAGTTATCCGTAGCTTCATATTCAGTTCCATCTCTAAATGACCGAATAGCATTTGAAGAGTCGTTGGTTTTTCCCTTTCTAGTTATGCCCCCATAATCTAAAGCCCCATACTTTATAATAGCATCGTCACCACTTTTAGCTGGAATGTTAATTGGGTTAAAATCATCACCTAGTTTTTCAATACCTGGGCCTATACTTCCTACATAGTTTCCACCTTCTTTATATTTGCCTTCATATGAATCATCTCCGGTTTCTCCGATAGGCAGGTTTGTCCCTGTTGGAGGTTGATACATGACAATAACTTCACCATCAATTCTCGGGGGTTTGGAGGTTCTGTGGTTGGTAAAGCCTATTCCAAATACAGAGTTAGGTCCTCCTAATCCAGACATAGCATTTATTTTTTTACTACGATTAATATACCAATTGGTATTTTTTATTTTGTCAGCTACTTTTTGAATAAATGTCTTGTCTGAACTTACTTCTTCAGTTTCAGACGGTGCTATGACTAGCTCTTTAAAATGTCCGACATTTAGTTGACTTGCTATGCTAACTAGTCTATTTTGTCCGAGAAGGGCTTTGGCTTTAATTCTTTTTTCATAATTAATAGCTTCAAGATTAAGGGGCCCTAGACCATGACGATCAATATGAATCCCAAGCGCTCCTGCTGGAATCTGGGCTGCTGTAGCTAATGGATTGTATATTCTTCCTGCATTAATGGGCCCAGGAGCTAGGAATTCTCCTTTTGGATTCGACAATTGCAAGCCTGCTTGCTTTGCAATAAATAGAAGACCTTTTGGAGAGCCCATAAACTTAGCTATTCTGCCTGTGTCTATTACAGGAGCAGTTAAAAAGTTTATTTTATTTGAAGGGTTGTCTTGCCCTTTTTGGATTCCCCTTTGCATAAATGGCTGAGCCATCCATAATGGGGTTCTAATATTTTTATTTTCAGCTTCTGCTCGTATACTTTTAAATTCAGCTGCGCCAATATGAGTGTGGTAGTGGTCTGCCATTTTATTGGCAAAAGCGTCATTGGTTAAGTTTTCTAAAAATCCCATATCAAGTTCCCATTGGTCCACGAGCAAGAGCTATTACATCTCCAACTTTTTTACCGTCCATATTAACAACCCCTGGCTGGCTCATCAAATCTATTAGTATATCAAGCTTTTCTGCTATAACATTGCTACTATCGTCTTTGTCGCCCCCACCTGACATTCCACCTACTATAGCACCAACTCCCATTGCCAATCCACCTAGTAATAATAGTGTTGGTAGCATAGGGGTAAGCATTACTAAACTTGCCCCAAGAGACATAATTCCTAATCCCAGGATTCCAAAGGCTAGACCTAATGCTCCTATGCCTGATGCAAGTGGAGTTAGAATAGCCATACCTGCAGCAAGTCCTGTTATAATTTCAACTCCACCTACTAGTCCGAATAATCCCACCCCAACTGCTGCTATGCCAAAACCTGCTCCAAGAAGTATTAAGCCATAGCCGATAAGCGGCATAATTGGTATTGCTGGTGCAAAGGTTAAGAGCCCCATCGATAGTTCGGGTAGCATTGGTATAAGTAACAAGAAGTTTGGTATTGCTTGACTTACAATGTTAAGAGCAATTGCCAACACTAGCATCGCTCCAGCAACTATCAACATTGCTGCAGCACCTGCAATGATTGCTAGAGCTCCTACTCCTGACATCATGATCGCTCCAAGTAGAGCTACCGCTCCAACTAGAGCCAACATCGAAACAACTGCCATACCTACTGCCTCCCAACTTACACCCATGAATTCCTGTACTGCTTTAGCAAATACAAATACAGCTGCTGCTACTATTACCATTGCTGCAGCACCTTGAATTACCTTTTTCATGTCTATCTTAGCCATGCCTTTCATCATACCTCCACCAGGGGCCTCTTCTCCGCTATCACCTAGCTTATCCATTATTTTGTCTTTACCTTTGTCAAGTAGATCCCCACCCTTTTCTTCGACCATGTCTTTTGCTTTATCTTTTAGATTATCTACTGGAGTTTCTGCCTCTCCGCCGCCGCCAAATAATTTTTTCCAACCTAGGTGAGCTTTTTCTTTAAGCCAATGAGCGACATCCTTTCCATATTGTATACCTTTTTGAATGCGTTCTTTTATTCTCATCTTATCCGAGTTTATCAACATATTACTCGTTGCTGATAATAGGCCCATATTATTTTTAATAGTTTTCCCAGTACCCATTATAAATCCTAGGGATTTTTCTAAAGTGCTTGCTTCGACAAGTCCCATTTCGATTTGCTTTTCCTTATTTCCAATCATGGATTGCATCGTTGCAAGATCAACTCCAGCAGCATCAGCAAGGGCTTTTCTTTGGATAACCGACATTTTTTCAAATTCTGCTATACCACCTACTTGTTGGAGAATAGCTTTAGTTGCTCCTACAGTATCTCCTGCCATAGCTAGTTGTCTGGCTCTATCAAATGATATTTGGCGACCTAGTAGCACAGAAACCTGCATTTCTTTTTCTATAGATGTTTCTATATCCAAAATGCTAGTCATCATCTGATCTATAGCAGCCATATTTGTGCCGAGCTTGGCTGCTTGTACTGCAGTTTCTGCCATCGATAAAGCACTCTTACCACCAAACTTTGCCATAAATTCTGAGCTTTGAGCCATGTCCTCCATGACCGCTCCTGGAGCAACATTATTAGCTTTGGCTAGGTTGGCTACACTTAGCATCTGGTGTTTAACCATTTTGTCAGATTCATTAGACATTAATTTAATCTGTTTAAATAGCTTGGCTCCAGATGCTTCTGATACTCCATAAGTTTTGCTCAACTTTGCAACAGCGACAATTGCTGTTGAAGTTACACTATCGAGGTCGCCCATTTCAGTAGCTAGGGCTCCTGCAGCTTTTGCAGACTTTTCAAAGCCAATACCGAGTAGCATTCCACTACCAGCTGATTTGGCCAAAGTTCCTGCCATTGCTAGACCCTGGGTGTATGATAGCCCCATTGAGTGCTGGGCATCCATTAAAGTGCCCGATATCTCCATTGCTTTATCAGCTGCAGCCACCAAAAATAATCCTTTGGCTATTTTAGGGTCAGTGGCTAAATCATAAAATTGTTTAAATTTCTTTTTAAAGTAATTTATTTTATCATTAATTGCTGCCTGTTGTTCTATTTCTTTCCTTTTTAACTTTAAAGCTTTTTCTGCCATTTTAACAGATTTGTCATTTTCGAGGGCTTCGCTTTCAAGAAGGGTCTTCATTTCTTTTTCAAGACTTCTAGTCTTTTCCCTTACAGCAAGTAGTGCTTTGGTAGAACTATAGCTCTCCCCCATAGCTTTGGCCAGATCTCGGACCGTTCCAATTCTTTCTTTTTCAGCATCATTAAGAGCATTAGTTGTCCTGAGATGCTTGTCTAGAGCTGCTTGAGCTTCTTTATGGGAGGGGTTCTTAGCCATCTAACCTTAGCTATATTTTTTATTTAGTCTTGCAGCTGCTTTATACGATTTTTTAATATCAGCTTCTTGTTTTCTAATTCGATTGACTAATTTTTTTGCTTCGGGAGATTCTGAAGCTAGCGCATCCATTCCGTCAATATACATTTGGGAATTTGTATTTAGAAGGACTCCTTTTATGTGATCCATAATACTATCAAATATCCCTTCTTGTAATTTATTGGGATGTTTTGCCATTTGGGCCAGAATTACAGGCCTTAATGCTTTTCTAAGTTTTTTCTCATTATCCATGGCTACTCCTATGTAGATCTATTCAAGTATAAATATCACTAATTTGGAGTTTTGGTTGAATTAGGGTATCTTGGAGGAGGAGTTCTAGACTTGTTTCCTTTGCTTGCTTTTTCCTGAGCTTCTTTCTCTTTCTTAAGCTGGTCAGATAGGGTCTTATAATAGAAAGTTCTTAGGTATACTGGAAGGGTGTAGACATCAGTGTGCGTAAATGCACCTTGAGAATGGTATGCTATCTCAAAGATTTGTTTGTGTAGAATGGGCTTGTAATCAAGCCCTAGGCCAAAAAAATTGGACGTTCATTGGCATCTGAACTGTTGGGTCTTCGTGACCACAGCTTTCACATTCGAAGTCAATCGTCATGTCTACGTCGGGAGATACTGTGTCTAGGTACTGACGGAATGCTAGAGAATCTCTAGAAAGAAATTCATTGTCAACAAACGATCTAATTGCCGTTTTGTCTTCTTCACCATCTATAGCTACAATCATATATTTAAACCGACTGGTTAATTCATATGTTACTCCGTTGCCACCAACCTTCTTTTTTTTCATTCTTTTTGCTTCTGCTTCAACTAGCTTTTCGTCAGCGTGAGTTAGAATTTTAAATGTTAAGGTTTTTTTAGCTATTGGAAGTTTAAATGTAAATCTTCCTTCACTGTCTGGGGCATCACCTTCTAGGATTTTATTTTCTAAAGATGTTAAATCGACAGTTTGTTTGTGTTTAGCGCCACATGCAGGACAGGCCATTTCTACTGGATATTCAGCACCATATCCTAGCACTCTTGCTGCTACCATGATTGCATTTTTATCGCCAGTAACTAAGTCGTTATAGTTTACAGATTTACCTTCACCATTGCTTACGATCAGAGCTCTAAGTAGTGTGTCAATAACTAAGCCTTTTTGGATCAAATTAGAAGATGTTAGGATATCTTCTTCTTTAGCAGTCATATACTTCATTTCAACTTTACCTGATGATAGTGCACTATTTTCAGGATATAGGGCTCCTCCACTTGGGAGATCTATAATTTCTGTTGGGAATTTAGACTCTTTTATTAGGGTCGTATTAGACTCGTTTGCAAGTTGGTGCTTTAGGTCGTCTGTGGAAAGGGCTTTGCCCGGGTAATCGTCTGTAACTTTATTCATAATTAGGTTCCTTTGAAGGTTCGTATATATAAATATATAGCAATAAAAAAAGCTCCATAAAGGAGCCTTTCTTAAATATATTATTTAATCTTAGTATTGTAAGATAGCGTGATCGAATCTAATGTCTAGAGAAATCATTAGAGGAGTTCCGTCCTCTTCATATGATAAATCTCCAAATGTTGCTTTTGTTATAAAAGCACCTTTAAGATTCCACTCTTCAACCTTATCACCTACTGGACCTAACACATTAATTGTTATATCCTTTTTATACATATCAGAATAGCCATTTCGGCCAGTAACTGATTCGTGATGTAGTCTTACCCATTCCATAACGGCTTGTGCTCCAGACGGAACAATTGGATCGTAAAGTTCCATGCCTGATATTGCATCCCATTCTGACCTACCTTTGATGTATCTTGTAGTGTTCATATGCTTAATTGCAGTTTCACCATTACTAATACTAGGCCTTGGGCACTTGCGTATAAGATATGATGGTATTCCGTCAACATACATGATAAACCTATTTGCAACCTTAGGTTCAAAATTAGTGTGCATCAGTTCTGTTGGGTCTATTAAATTTGCCATTTAGTGTTTCTCCTTGTATATAAATATCTTAGTCTTCGAAAGTTGCGCCAGTTGGCATGATGTTAAAGTCAACTACGATAAACTCTGCAGCTTTTGCAGGCTGTAAGAAAATCTCTCCTTTCATGATATTTCTATCGATTAGATCTGGAGTGTTGTTAGACTCATCCATAACTACTTTAAATGCATATAGACCTTGGTTTTGTTGAACAGATTCCATATATGGATTAACTGAACCTAGGAATCTATTGCGAGTAGCTGCTGTGTTGTTCTCGAATACAAGGTATTTAGAAGTACTAGCTATGAATTTCTTAAGATTGATTAATAATCGACGTACATTCACACGATCAAGAGCAGAAGCTTTCTTTTGAAGAGTCTTTTGACCCCATACGCAAACGCCTTCTCCTGGGAATGTTGCTAGAGGATTAACATTGTCCTCGTATAAAGTGTCACGGTTTGCATGTGTTAGCTTACGCTCTGCTTGAACTACAGTTTCTAAACCACCTCGGTTAAGTCCTGCAGGAGCATACCATTCAGCAGCAACTTTATCATTAAAGGCATAAATACCAGGAATGAGAGTTGATGGTGGAACCCAGCAATATTTGCCATTTGCATTTGTTTGTACCCAAGGCCAATACATAGCTGCATAGCTTGTATCAAGGCCTGAACCTTCAGTGGTAGCAGTTGAAATGTTTTGGGTAGCTAGTGTTGGATCTACTAAAGCAAAGCAATCTCCTCTTGTTTCACAAGCAGTAATTAACTGATCTGTTAGGGTTTTATGACCTGAAGTATTTAGACCTGGCATTGAAATTAAATTAATATCATACTCATCGGCATTACTTAATAAGCTTATAGCAGTTTGATATGATGTTAGGCCTTTTGCAGCAACCGTTGGATCTAATCCTTGAACATTATTATTTGCGATATCTCCAAAAAATGCTGCTCCTGCTGTTTGACCATCCCCATCTGCTCCAGTTGAAAAAGATCCTGAAGATGCCTTAGGTAAATTCTTAAGATTTACAGATGCGGTGTTTCCATTTGCATCAAGGTAGTCTGGTATTTCATTAACAGAAGATACGTAGACATATTTAGACTTATTTTGAAAGTTACCACGTGGCTGAAGGTATTTCTGAGTTCCATCCGTTGCTATTTCTTGGTATTGATCCCCGATCATTTTACTAATAAAGTTTGGCTGATTTGGATCAAGACTTAGGCCTGACCAAGTCTCTAAAATAGTTTTGCGTTTAGATGTATCATTACCTTGACGAATCAATAGTGTAAATGTACCTTTTTTCTCGCTAACGTTTGAAATTTCATATCTTAAATTATCACTAGATCCATTTGTTAATATGTTATTAGTTGTTTCTGCACCAGTAGAGTTTTGTGTTGCACCGTCTGCAAATGTATTAAGAACAAATGGAGTTACTCCTGAAGCTGTTGAATTGGTACCTCCTGCAAGTGCGATTTTACCAACAAAAGTTTCTGGGGTAGCCGCTGCTGATGCAGATACTTCCCAACCATTATATGCCGTTCCAGCTGCTGAACCAGAAAGCTCGAATTTCGATGAAAGTCCTATTGCTGTTAGATCTACTCGAGCGTTACTATTAACTGCAAGTGCTAAATTAGATGCTACTGTTGCAGCATCTGAACCACTTTGGAAGTAGTCAATAGAAGCGTCTTCAGAGTCGCCTCCAGCAGAAGTACTTGAAATAAATGTTGTTACTTCACCTGAAGGGGACACGAACTTATATCTATCACCTAATGCAGGTGTTGCTACTGTGTAATGACCTACTGCGTAAGCAAGTCCAGTAATAGATCCTGATGGTGTAACTGATGCAGTTGCATTTGAATAACCATCTCCAAGAATTCTAACTACGGTTAAAGCACCTGAATGCTTTAGATATTCTCTTGCTGAGATTGAGGTTAAGTACTCTGCTGAAGTACTACCAGATATAAAGGTGTCTCCAAATAGCTGAACGTATTCTGGATAGCTTGATACTTTTGTTGGTATTAAAGCAGGACCTTTGACTGTAGGACCTATAATGGCTCCACCAATTTCACCAATACCTTGTGGTACGAATGACAAATCATTTTCTTGCGTAAATACACCGGGGCTTATTATTTTTTCAGCCATTTATTTGTCTCCTAATAGATTGTATTATTATTCAATATATAAATATATTTCTAGAAGGCCAAACATCACCTATTTAGAAATAAAAACTCCTGTTTCTGGATCTAATGTGCCATCACCATACTTAGCCGTTATATCTGATATAACTTTAGATTCATTAGCTTTTAATGAAACAAATTCTTTTTTAAGCTTTGTTTTTTCTAATTCTAAATTTTGCATTTCTAATTCTATTTGCCCGAATTTAAAAGTTAATTCTTCGAATGATGATTTTATAGATGAAACGGAAGTCATTTCTTCTGGTGTAAACTTGATTTCTTTTGACATAATGTAAACTCTTATTCTTTGTTTGGAATATCATCTAGAGAGCCCAAGGTTTCAGTTCCCATAACAATTTTTGCAGAAGAAAATGTTTTAGGGTCGAAATTACTTAGGGATTTTTGGATATTGTTTGGTATAACGTAGCCATTCATTTCTATTGTGAATGTAGCCTTTGAAGCACGGTCTTCTCCTATTTCAGAGGTTAAAGATGTTGCAAATGTAGATATTTTAGAAAGAAATTTAAATCGTTCATTTCCCCAGTACTGATTGGCAGCATAGTTAATATCTTCAATGATTAAATTTAATTGTGATATATAGTCTGCCCAAATAATACAATCATAAGTTAGTTTAACATAGTCAGGAACTACAATATTTGTATATTCCCTAACTGGGGTTCTTTCATTTAGTACTGAAAAGTTGTCATATCTATTTTTAGAACTGTATGGTTTTTGATATGACTGAACAAGAGGGTTGTTAACGTCCACTTTTGTTCCTATCATGGAATTTTCCATAGAGGTTCTTTGGTATGCAATCGCAGGTAGTTGTATTTTACCTTTAGCGTCTCTTAAAAAGCCGCCTCTAGATATAGACTTCCATTTTTCAGGGGAAGCATATATAATTGGCACAGGGGTTTTACCGTCGTGGCCTGCTACCGTGGGTTGGATTACATTATCAAAGTAGTATTTAATAACCGAATCTATATCATATAAACCTAGGGAAATGGCTTTTTTAGAGCCGGTCGTATCAATCTGTTTAGATCTATCTATCTCTTTTGCCATTATATATTCCTAAGCTTATTATTGTATGCTCTGTGTATTTTTTCTATGTTGAGTCTAGTTGTTCTTGTTTGGTGAGTTTCACAAAGTACTGAAAAGTTCCCTCCATGCCCACCATCGCCTTTGTCGGTAGAAGGATTTTTACCTGCTATGTATTGGCTTTCACTTTTTTTATCAATTTCCCAATAAGCATTGTCCCAACCAATAATATCCCCAATTTCAAGTTTTAGATTAGCTACATTTTTTAATTCCTCTCTAAGAAAGTTAAATCTTGCCGTCTTGTTAAAGTCTATGCCAAACTCATCAGATGAATATTCTTTAGAGTCAACTTCTACCATGCATGCAATTCTAACCCCTGGGAAGTACACTTTGTTTATGGCTTCACCATACAAGTCTTCTTTCATGTCTTTTAACGAAGATTTATAAATGTCAACAGATATACCAATTACCTCGTTTATAAGTTCCTTATTCATTAAGTTGAATAGTCTTACGTCTCTAAATGATCCAAATAATCCCATGTTAACCTAAGTAGATGTTTAATGGAATGTTTGTAATTGTTTCTCTAAGGAATTCTGCTTCGTCTTTTTTTGCTTCAAGCATATTTCTTCTAGATGATGCTTCTAAGTCTTCTCGTAAAGAAGCTATTAGGGATTCTTTTTCTGAAGCTCCTTCGCTTCTCAAGGCATCGCCATCAACTGTGATTTCTCCTCCTGGAGTAGGTATAGAGCTATATTTACTTCTGACAATTCCTAAAAGCTCTTTAGATAGCGCTAGTGCATACTTTCTAATCCACTGAACTCCGGGAGCATTAATAGTAGAATAATCTAAAGCCCTGTAATCTATATCAGCAAAATTAGATACTGTGCCAGCATCGCCTAAACTATCAGTATACTTATTGTCCTTTACATAATATTGAAACCACATTGTAAAGTCTGTTTTTGGTTCTGGGAATAGCCTTATTTTATTGTTTTGAAGTTCAAAACTATATGCAGACTTTCTAACTAAATCACTAAATTCTACTTGTTGTTGGCGTAGTAGGATGTCATATATAGGTAGCATCATAAATGATACACCAGCACCTCTATTTTGTAAGCCAAATTCACTAACTGCCATAGCACTATTATTTCCTAATGCATATTGATCTGTGTGGCGTATTGACGCTGGAGTTCTATCGTGAAAAATCTTTCTTACTTCTAATCTTTTACCACTTTCGCTAACTGCTCCCCATAATGCCTGCAGATCATAAACCTGGGACCCAGATACTACTGAAATAGAGCCTTGCTTTAGATCTGTCTTACCCCCAGTCAAGGTTTCTGTTCCATAATGTTCAGTTAGACTTATTAAACCATTTAGCCCGTCTGCCGATCCTGTTGTTAGATTTGTTTTGGGTTGAGATGTTGCATCTAAAAGGTTTTGTCTAATTTGATATCTTTGGATCTGAGCACCATATTCTGTTACAGCTTCTTCAAAACATGCAAAAAAATGAACATCTTGAAGTTCGATATCCACTATAGGATAGCCAAGTCTTTTAGCACACCATAAAGCTGTATTTTCTACATCAGAGTTATATGTGCCTTGGTTATCATATGTCCCAAATGGGGTTTGTCCGAAACCGGCATTGAATGTCGCGGTGCCAGCAAATAAGTTAGTTGTTTCAGCCATGGGGTTCTCCTGTACTTATAAATATCAACTCGTTTGCGTTTATGGTCCAGTGGAAATTCTAATAACCCCTTGATATGCATTACTAACCCCTTGGGTGTCTACCCATAAAGCTCCTAACTCTCCTGGATCTGAGATGGGTAGATCCTTAAAATTAATCTTTCCGGTTATAGTAAGAAACTCTGAAATGTGTAGAGTCTTAATATCTGCAGCATTGCCGCTATGAATTATTTTTTTCCAAGTACTCATAGCTTACATAGTATATCCAAAAGGATTATTAGGACTAGCATCAGTCCCGACATTTAGGAAAGTAGATCCTCCCCATATGCCTCCGGTTGTTTGAGTAAAATAGAGATATACGAATATATCAAAGTAGGTATAAGGAAAAGTGCTGGCGTTGTATACCGGAGGATTTGAATTCTCTATGTAGGAGTATACTGCTGTGAGATCCCCTAAAAGCCAGAACTCAGAGTGAAACTGATGCATTGGTCCAAATTCCCCATAACGAGCAGCTACAGACTCCGGAGTAACGTATGTGCCAGCATCATTCGCCCAGTCATAAACTGGGTCTGTGAAATCTATAGGAGGTCTGTTGTCGTCGTCAAGCGATAAGAACTCTCCATATTCTACAAGGAAACCAAGTAAATCGGCAGAACCAATCTCACCATCGCCGTTGAAATCGAAATTAGGGGTATAACCAGATTCCCCATCAGCAGTACCATATGCTATAAGGAAGCCAAGTAAGTCGGCAGCTCCAATTCCCCCATCTCCGTTGAAGTCAAAAGCGTAGGCTTGCCATGGAATATAATAGGGAGATATTGTCACAGGATCGTTGGAAATTCTCACCATTACATGTTGGTCAGCAGACGACTTCATTAAACTCCCTATAGGCAGGTCGAAGTCTGAAGTTGGTAGACCGTTGAATTGAACGGAAGAACCTTCTATCTGAAGAGATGCAGTGTCTGAACTTGAAGGACCTGATACTATGACCGAAGCCGCTTCAGTGCTGCTGCCACTTATCATTAATTGTTTCCAGGTTGCCATAGATTAACTAGTTACTTTTAAAAATGACCCCGAGTTCCATAGGTACCCAGATCCTACAGGGGGTGAAGTCGGAAGATTTTTCATTATTATTAAGGACCCAGTAACTTCTAAAATACCACCCGGGGTTACTGTTAAAGCGTTTAGTTCTGCAACACTACCACTAACTATTACTTTTTTCCAATCCGATGGCATTTATTACTTTTCCGGTTTTACTTTTACTTTTTCAGGCTTTTGATGTATAGTTGCAACCTTATTTAATAGCGCTGCTACTACATGAGAATCTCCTCCTCGAATTTGGAGCTCTGACAATGCTTTGTGTATTAATGCTAATTCTTCTTTTTCAAACATAACTATTCCTTTATTTAATTAATATCTAGCTAATATATGACAAAAAGTTTACAATAAAAAATTATTGGGTGATTATTTTTTGCAATTTTACTGCTGTTTGGTAAACTAGCTGAACATCTTTGCCATCAAATTTAGAGTCTGCTACTAGTTTTAATAGGAATTCTAATTCTTCTTTTGATAAAGTTGTTGAAATTTTTTCTTTCTTTTTGTCTTTGGATAATATTCCCATAGGTTATAACTCTTATTTTATTTATACGTGGAAGTAAATTTCTCCAGCGCTATCAACTCTCATGTTTCCATCTACATTTGCTTTTACTGATTCTGCACCATCGGCTGAGCCTGAAAATACCCCTACAAAGTGGACTTTGGTTGCTCCTAGGTTTGTGGTGAGTTCAGGTGAGCCGCCAGCATAACCCATACCAAAACGGCCTTTATTTCCTATTCCACTATCATACATTAAAGTGTTACTTTGTGTCGGGTCTTGACCAAAGGTTATACCAAAGTCAAAGGTGTTAAGCTCTGCTCCTTTTCCCATAAGAAAACAACTATCAGAAATTATTAAGTTTTCAGATTTAAATATAGTAACATTTTCTGCATCGGAAATATTTAGATTTCCTGGTATGGTGATAACGTCGTTTACACTAGTTCCAAAAGCCAAAGTATTACTTTCAAAAGGCCCTGCAAGTAATAGTGCTACGGAATCTTCTTCTGTTCCTTTTGAAAGTCCTCCATTGGCGAAACTTAAAAATTGGTCATCGGCTCCTACGGCAGAAGCTGTCCAGTCTGTGTTATTGACATTAACCCCTCCGGCAATATCTTCGATAGTAATAGCAGGTGTGGTTGTTGCATTTGTAAGTGTTAGGAATAGCCCATCTATAGTTGAACCACCTTCTAATGGAGCTACTGACATTGATGTTACCGTACCTGTAGTAGCCGAATAGTTTGGTAGGCCTTCTACAACTTTAGTTTTTAATGCACCTAGAGAGTGTTCGTAAAGCAGACCAGAAGTGGTCGCATTTGGATAATGGTGCTCGTACATTAAAGTATCGTTAGTTGCAAAAGATTCTGAAGGGATATGCGTGTGGCGGGATATTATACTACCGGTAAATCTAGAACCTGATATAGAGGTATTTGCATAAGCTGGGGCATTAAAGGACCCTGAAACGATCATAACAGAGATCACACCAGAATCTTTAATTTTTATACCATCGGCATCTAATCCTAGACCTGAAGTGCGTCCTGCATCTTCCCAAAGCTGTAGCGCCATTGTTGCAGGAGCTTGGAAATTAAAGTGTTGGAAGCCAGAGCCAGTGTTGAATCCCGTGGACATTGTTAATGCCCCGAAAGCAACCTGTGAAGCGGCTATACCCGTTAGGCCTGAACCAGTACCTGTGAATGATGCTGCTAGGAATCCTTGTGAAGCCGTAAAGTCTGTAGTGAAACTATGAGAAGCGGTAGCATGTGCTCCCATAACAACTGAACTAGTTGTCTGTGATGTCACAAACTCGTTAAAGTCCGTTCCGTTGTAGTAAAATGTTCCGTCGACACCTAGGTCCCCGAAATTACTAGAGCCGGAAGCAATCAACGTAGAAGCTGTTAAATATGATACCTGTAATCCTCCAAATGGTCCTGTATGAGTATGGTCCCCAGCATTTACAGCACCTACCTGAAAAGGGTTAGTAAGAGGATTGGTGGTCTGTATATCAATATGATTGCTTCCAATATCAATATTGAAATTACCATTAATACTACCAGCTTCGTTTGACCCTGCGTCATCAGAACCAAGAGCCCCCACCGAAGTCCATGCTTGAGCGTTGCTCGATGAAACATCTCCTTGTCTATTGGTTGCAGTTAAATCACTATATGCAATGTCACCAACACCGGTGCCATTTGTGAGCTCGGTGTTGGTATAGTTTGTTGAATGGATTACTTGGCCAGGAACATCGCTTCCCCATGCATAGTGAACTTCTGTGGTGTTGGTTGTTGTTGAAGACCCACTATAGTGAGGAATACTGTCGTGATCTAGAGTGCCTTCATTAATACTCATAGTAAAGGCTGTGGCACCTTCTTCTTCTGTGCTTAAAGAAAGTCCTGTTGCAACATCGTACGTGGTGTTGATCCCGCCTAGATCTGATTGGGTGATAGGAAGGAAATTTCCAGCAGCGTCATGAACTAATACTTTATCTTCTATAGCCCCGCCGTTTGAAGCTAGAGGGGTTACTTGTAGTTCCCCTGTAGGAATTGTTAGTTGAGTTAACTCCGCGGAGCCTGATTCAACTATTACTTTTTTCCATGTACTTGGCATTTATTTTCTCTCCATTACTGCTTTTGATCTATGCGTAGATATACATATTACCACCTGAATGTCTGATGTTTCCTATCTGATCTGCCTTAGCGTTCGTTGCTTCTGCCTCTGATCCATTTATTACAGCAGCAAAGTGATAGTCGGCTGCAACATCTTGAGGAGTTTCAGAATTCCAAATGTCAATATCATTATTATAGTTGACCCCAAATCTACCATTACTTCCACTATAGTTGGTTTCCCATACTAGCATATTACCTTGCGATGCCGCTTCTCCAAATTGAATTCCCACGTCTGTTGTAGTGGACCCAGATCCAATCAATATAAACTTATCTTTGATTTCTAGGTTTGTAGAAGCTATTGATGTTAGGGTTCCTTCTACAATTAGATCACCTGCAATTGTAATAGTGTCTGAGGCATCTCCAAAGGTGAGGTTTCCAAGGTTGGCATTTAATAAAGCCCCGGCTGCAGCAGCTGGTGTGGTTTGACCTGTTCCACCGTGGTCTATAGCAAGAGCTGCGCCTGACCAATTATCATCGTTTATTTGAACCGCACCACCAAGAGTAATTACCGGGGTATTGCCTCCACTGCTTTCAAGGGATAGACCTGAGACGTTTGAGTCTGCTGTGACAGCCGTTACCGTTCCCACTTCTGTTGTGAAGTCTAGAGAACTACTTATAAAGCTAGTTATATCAGCAAGGGTTGTGGACTTGATAGTAGCAGTGTCTGCGTCTTGGATTAGGAATTTATTTGTTGAATTAAGTGAATTAGCAGCAACATTGTCAAGCGCAGATATAAAACTCGGTGCTAAGTGTTCAGATAGAATAGCCCCAACACCAATTTTATCATTAGTAACTGCTCCGGGAGCTATTTGACTAGTTCCTACTCCATCATCTTTAATTCTAATACCTGCACTACCTAGCTGAAGAGTGTTTCCATTTAAGTCAACAGTAAATGTCCTATCGCCAGAACCATCATAGGAATTAGCGCTAATACCATGACCATCATGAAGAGTTCCCAATCCAGAAATACCCGATCCTGGGATTCCCGTTAAGTTGGATCCATCACCTGTGAATGTCGAAGCAGAAACTCCACCGCTTGCTGTTACACTTCCTGAAAAATAGTGGCTATCGCCTTCGTTATTTCCCCAAACTGTGGATCCTGTAATAACCCCAGCTGCAGCGTTCTCAAATGTGTATGCATTAAATGTAAGACTTCCGTCTACTGCAAGGGATCCTGTTATGGTTGCGTTTGAAGCGGAAATCCCCGTTGTTGCAGTAATCGTACCAGCTATTTCGGAATTCCCTGCAAGGAGTATATTCTCAGTGACGAGCACTGAAGCAGACACGACTGATGCAGAAACTATACCCGTTGTTGTGATATCACCAAATCCTGAGACTATTGATCCTCCAGATAAAGCCCCTACAGAAGTTACATGTGTTTGAGCTGCATCAAGATTAATTGTGGTTCCATCAATCGTAACTCCGGTGCCTCCTGTGTAGGTCGTATCCGAGTAGTTAGATTCATGAATATTAGAAGAAGTAGTTGCTGCCCAATTAACGTGTTGATCTTCAAAATAGCCTGAAAGCTGGGAGTGAGTTATTTCTGCTGGTACTACGGAGAATGTGTTGTTTGAACCTGCATCTTGAAGTCCATCTCCGGGTACGTATGTGGTATTAGTACCAGCAACCGAGCTTTGTGCAATAGATCTTAAGTTTCCACTACCATCAATTGTTACTACACGATCACCAGTGCTTCCAGGAGTCCCTGCTGTTATTGCGGTTCCTAGATTTACCCCGACACTAGCTGTGACTGATGCTAGAGTTGCGTCGCTGCCGCTTAATATAATTTTTTTCCAAATTGCCATGTTGTTTACTCGTTATAGATTCTAATATGTTGTTGCGTTAAACCTAGGGGTTCTTTCAGCTATTGAGGTATCCATCGGGATTGCGTAGCCTGAACTAGTTCCACTTGCCGAAGGAAATACATATATTCCTGGTAAAGCTGGAGTTGCTAGGGTAACGTCTCCGAAGATATGGGATCCTGAATTTGGTCCAAATCCCTTCCAAAATTCAAAAGGGGCTGTGGCCTGAGATCCTGATACGAAATATATGGTTCCTCCAGATCCAGTAGCTCCTGACATAGATACATCTGATATTGCATACGTTCTAAGAAATGATTGTGACGCTACTACGGATCCTGTTGGAAAGTGAAGAATATTTGTTTTTGGAGCAAAGTCATATGCTTCATCCGGTCCATCACCTAAAGCCTTAAGAAATCCAGTGTGCGTGACAAAATCTTTATAGTAAGGTTGTGCAGTATAAGAACCAGATCCCCAGTTAGTTCCAATAACCGAGGCTGTTGTTGAACTTGATGATCCATAAGGAGTCCAAATAGATGAACTTGCATATGTTTCAGAGCTATATTCAGATCCTGTAAAACTATGGAAAGCTATGCTTCTTGATGGGAAAGATCCTGCAAAACTCATTGTTTCCATTGGAAGGGTAAACTCAACAATAGTTGTGTTTCCAGCAATACTACCACCTCCTGCTTTGAGTATGATGTTTGTTGCGTTTGTGGATGTGTTGTAAATTGAAAGTAAGTTTGTTTGACCATCTCCTATAAATGCTACAGGAACTTCCCAACTAGCTGTTGCTGGAGCAGATGCCGTGGAAGATCCAGTATAAGAACTAGAATCTATTTGCACGATAAGAGCAGGAAAATTTACAGCATTAAATGATGTACTTATTTGACTTTTAGCTGCAGAAGATAATGAACTAGAATTAAGAAAATTCGTCATATCTACTTTAAATCTATCCCTTTCCATTGCAGTATATGATAGGCCACTTCCAGTGTCGTAGATATAATATCCATCAGGATAGTCTGGGGCGGTTACAATAGAATCCCTATTGAAAAACCCAGTTGAGTTTTTAGATGCCTTAGCACCTTGCTGAAGGGTTAGAGGTAGCCTGTGTTTTGGTCTAAACTCAAGAGCGTTTGTAGAGTCACCTACTGATGCAGATAACTGTGCCCATGTTTTCATTTCCCACTTATTTTTGTATAATGACATTGGTTTTAAATCCTTTTATATAAATATCAGTTGCCAAGGTAAAAGTCCCCGGAGGCACTATAGAACATACCACCAGTAACTGGGGTAGGAGTTGTGTCGAATTGGCCTAATATTGTTACCCCCTGGAGGTTTATTACAAATTTAGTGTCTTCAGAGTTATGAGCTCTAACTACAAATAAGTCATTTACCCCATCTCCCTGAATGCTTACTTTTGAACTAGTAACTAAAGGAGCAAATAATGATTCAGAAAGATGTAGTTCGTGCTGAGGGTTTATAATGTGTAGTCCTACATTATCACCAACAACTGTGAATGGATTCCCAATTATATTACCAAATGCAGGGTTGGCTATAGCAGCAGGAAAAGCCATATTGTCTGTAACGGTTACTGCAGTAGAGTCTGCAATTGTTATAGCAACTTGGTTTGGCGAATCAACTGCGACTTGAACTTGAACGGTTGTTGCAGGCTCTGTTGATATGTTTTCAACGACTGGGGAAGTTGTTATGGTACCACCCTCTAATACACTAACAGCAGAACTTATTGATATAGTGCCACCTGCTAAAATATCATTAATATCTAGACTATATACAGCAATGTCGGAAACACTTATCGATTCTGAATCGTCATGTATTTCAACCGATTGTAGCAATAGTTATCTCGTAACTTCTGGAGATAACTTTATCGAGCCTTGTAGTAATCTAGTTACTGTTGAAGAAGCAGGATCTTCTATTTCAATATCATAAACTGCTGAATCAAATGTGTAGTTCTTTGTAACAGATGCTTCAATTCTAAGCTGTATAGTACCACTAGCTGTGGAATTGGTAGTAGCTAGTATAGTCATGCCACTTCCAGTTTCAAATGACCCTCCAACCACAGGAGCAGCATCTGTTATAGCATCTCGTATATGCATTCGTACTAAATAGCCATTTAGATCTACAACATTAGCACTTGAATCTTTATATGTGAATTGCTTTACTACTGTTGTTCCTTGTTCTATGGTAAAATTATAAATGCCGGCTGCCATGTGGGTCTCCTAAACGTGATTGTACTTCCATATATAAATATACAAAAAAGTACTAAATGAATACACTATAAAACTTTACCAGGTCTATCTTCATAAGCCTGAAGTATAAGTTTTAGTATTGGGTGTCTGTGATTTTCTAATAACTCGATGGTGTGTAGTCCAGCTACAGTTTTAATTGATTGCAAAAACTTTAACCCAGACTCTCCTGTAGACTTTAGATCTATTTGATCTGAATCTCCGCAAAACAACATTTTAGATCCTTTACCTATTCTTTGAAGAATCATTAAGGTTTGTTCATGGGTCAAGTTTTGGGCCTCATCTACAATTATTACAGAATTTGTAAAAGTACGGCCTCTCATATAAGATACAGGAACTATTTCAATTTGTCTATTACTTATCATAGCGTCTATACGCTCGCGCCTAAGTAGCTGATACATGTTTCCATATACAGGTGCTACCCATGGATCCATTTTGTCATCAATACCTCCTGGTAGATATCCCAGATCTTCTTTAGATATTGTAGGCCTTGTGATTATTATTTTTTCAACATGTTTATCTAAGGCTAGGTTTAGTGCTATTTGACATGCTAATAAGGTTTTTCCAGATCCTGCATTTCCTAGTACGATTGACACATCATTTTCTAAGATTATAGACTTTGCTTTTTTTTGCTCTGGGTTTAGAGATAATAAAAACCTATATCCTTTTTTATTATTTTTAGGCTTAACTTTTGAAAAACTTGTAGACATTAAGATCTCCTTTTCTTTACTATAAATATCTCACACAAAAAAAGAGACTCAAATTAATGAGCCTCTTTCGTAGAATTATACTAAACTTAAACTTAAAGGATGTTTGAAACTGTTAGCTTAGCGTAGAAGTCTTTACGAACTACTTTCTTAGCATAACGTGTCATTACACCTTTACGTGGAGTAAAGTTGTTTGGATCATAAACCAATGGAGTCATGATTAGTGGGATATATGGAGCGTAAACCGCACCTGTTTCAAGGAATTGATTTCCTCGGAATCCTATAATCATATCTGCAGAGTTCCAATATGGATTCTTGTAAACCTTATAACGGTTTGCAAAGTTTCCAATTTTTTCTACACCTGCTGCAAATCCATCTGTATTTCCATCTGTATCTACTGCGAAACTAGGAATAGTTTCAAGAACAGTAGCAACATCAGGAGAACAAACGATAAAGTTTGCACCACCACGCATTGTCGCTCTGTGGATCTTATTAGATAGCTTTTGGATTTCATATCCAATAGTAGCATTGTGTGTACCTAACGTGTAAGCCCAAGGACCTGAAGACGTTTGATATCCCTTAGCAGAAGCATTTGTTGGATCACCGACCCAAGTGCCGCTAAAGCCAGCAGAAGAGTGTAGCATTTCAAGGATCTCTAGATCGATTTCCATTGCAATGTACTCAGATAACATTGAAGTTAATTCTGCTTCAGCATCAATTGAGTGATACGCATTTAAATCTTGTGCAAACTCTGGAGTCCATACAACTTTTAACTTACGTGTCTTAGCAACTAAAGCCTCTGACTCTAGAGAAACCTCTAGTTCTGGAATATTTAGTTGAGCTTCCTCAAGTTCATTTCCAACAGTGTGCTGGGCCTCGAAATCACCACGAAGACCAGCTGCAGTAGATACATCACCATTCTGTTCAAGTTGGTGATAGTGTACTGTTACAACGTCAGTTGCACCAGGCATACCACTGAATGTTACCTCACCGGTTGCTTGATCAAAAGAAGTAGCAGCGTATTCAGTAGATCCTGATACAGCGTATGCTGAAAGACCCATGTCTAAATCTGCCTTTGTAAAGCCACCTGCATTAAGCTTGGTTCCCTTAGCAGCTAGAGTAACTGAAGCAGTTGATTGGGGAGCTCGCATAGAGTAAGCAGAACGACCAGGACCAGGATAAAGACCTTTTGTAAAGTCAGTTGTAGCTGCCTTTCCGTTTGATCCGAATATTGACTGTGTGTTGTCTACTGGGAATTTATCATTACCATATTTGAAATCCAACCAGAAAACTAGACCTGAAGGTAAGTTCATTGGTTGTACCGATACGAAATCTTTTGCTGAGATTTCTGCAAAGATACGTCTTACTAGGGGAAGAGCTACGCCATTCCACTCATCATTAGCTGTTGCAGTGTTGTTTGCCTCAGAGATAAGTTGTTTAGCTTGGTTTTCCAAAAGAATAGCAGTGTTATGTTTATCATATTCACCACCAAGTCCTTCTAAAAGTCCAGTCTTTTCCCATTTAGTAACGTAGCCTTGTGTTTCATTGCGTTGTGTCGCAAATGCTGCCTTAGAATCTTGCAGCAAGTTTGAAATATTTGACATTATTGTCTCCTAAATTTTAAATTAAATTAAACCGGCAAGCTTACGCATGCGGTCTGAAAAGTTGTTTGATTCTACAATCACCGATTTGTTTGGTGCAGTAGATTTTGTAGATTTTGAAGCTAAGCCTTCAGTCATTGAAGATTTAGTTCCGCCTTTGCCTACGATTGATTCAGCAAGTGTTGAATAGACCAACTTAACTTCGCGAACTGATGCTGCTCTATCGAACGTTTCAATTACACGTAGCTTTTGTGATTCATTCAAGTTATTAGCTCTGAAAAGTTTATTAGAAAATAGTAGCTTAGCATTTAGTAAGTTAACCTCATTGATCTTAGATCTTAGGAACTTAATAGTAGCATAAGCTTCTTCTAAATCAGATTCACCAACGACTTCTTTATCGTCTTCAGCTTCTTCATCTTCTTCTCTTAGTGCATTAATAACTTCTTCGAGGTCGAATTCTTCATCGTCCTCTGTTGCATCTTCTGTTACAGGCTCTTCTTCTTCAGCAGCGGCGTCTTCAGCGACAGGGACTTCGTCCTCATCTGTTTCAGTTCCGGCTTCTAGTTCACGAAGGATAGCTTCTAACTCGAGGTCATCTTCAGATTGTTCACCTTCAGCTTCTGCTGCAACTTCTGCATCATCTTCTTCAGGGGCCATTTCTGCGTCTTCGTCATACATACCTTCAACCTCTGTATCTTCTTCATCTGCTGTGAGTTCTGCAACGGGATCAGTTTCTTCTTCAGAATCCATTGCCATTTCAGCAGTGGGAACTTCTTCTTCTTCTTCGTCTTCGTACTCTTCACGAATTTTAGTAGATAACATAGACTGGAGTTTGGGCGTAAACGCTTCTTCTAAAGCTAATTTTGCATTTGCAATTGCAGTCTGACGGACTGCCTTAGCATCAGCTATAGCTTCTTTTAATAGGTCTTTTGACATATTATTCTCCTTATATTATAATTAGGAAATAAGACTATTAGGAGTCTCAATAAAATTGTTTTGGATTGCATGTCTTGCCACATATTACGGATGGGGCATTTTTGCATGCTGGTTTCATAATATAAGTATATATGAATTTATAAAAGCCCACAAAAAAAAGACCAAAGACGCTAAATCTTTGATCTAATTTAAGTTTTATATGAAAATTAACTTACATTGCTGTGCCGCCGCCTTGGCTGTCTTCTATAATAGCGGTCCAAATATAACCATCTTCTAGTTTTTTCTGGGCTTTCCATCTAAACTGCTCGTTACGACAAGCTTCGATTCGGGCTCTTCGTTTAACAGAAGTTGGTTTGGTATATGTTCGGCGATTCTTATACTCGTCGATTTTACCAGCTTCTTTTAGATTTTTTTTAAAACTTCTTAATGCACCTTCAAGTGCTGCTGAAGAATCGTCTGGCACCCTTACTCCAGTTCCACTTTTATCTAGTGTGAAGTCACTTCTTTTATAGCGCTTACGCTTTTTATAATCTTCCATGTATACTTTATTAATTATTTACTATGTAAATATACAAAAAAATAGTTGATATAAAAAATTTATTTGGGGTTATTTTTAAATAGACCTAAATTTAGGAGATCCTTTTACCGCTTCGTCTTTACCGGAAGCCGTCATCTGAACTAATAAATACCAATCTTCTTTACCATTAGTTACATAATATGCAGCCCAATCTTCTCCAGAAAAATAGACATCAGCGCCAGTTATATAGCTATCATTATCTACACTACCATCTGAAGATTTCTTATCTAATAGAGACTTATACTTACTTGGAAAGTCTTTGAACTCCCATCCACTTTTTTTAAGGTCCTTAGCAAATGATGGGAAATCGCTCATTTTTGAGATATCTTTGGGATGTGTATCTGATGATTCGTATAGGAGATTTTTTAATTTTATCATTATTTTATTTTTTTATTAAGCCACTTAACACAATATGCAATTAATTCTTTTTTGGCTGGTTTAATATCAGATGGTTCAGTCAGTGGACCTCTACCCCAAGTAAGCCAAGCTTCTTCAATAAGTGCTAAACCTGCACCTACATCTCCATCCCCATCAATAGTTTCAACATACTCTTCGTTTATTGGCTCCGATTCCGTTAGAGGATTCCACTTCATTTTCATCAATTTAGATGATGGTAGAGTCCCTAGTGCAGAATTCTCTTTTAATATGCCTTTTAATTTTATCATCATTTTTCTCCGAAATATTTTGATCCTTTTTTGGGTTGCCCTTTTTTTGTAGTTACGTATACTGGGTCGTCGGGTTCGAATTGGGCTTCTAATTCTACTAGCTTTCGTTTCCATTCCTGTACGCTAAATGTTTTATTTTTACTCATAGTCCTCTTTCCGAAATGTAGGCATCAATATCTTCAGACCAATCATCCAAGTCAAAGTTTTTATACTTTTTAACACCAGACTTTTTAATGTCTTTTGCAAGAGATGTTAGGTATGCTTTTTTTTCATGAGGAGTTAAGTTTTCCTTAGCTGCTGCTATGTTAGCAAGCATTAGGACATCTTTCGAGGAAAGAGCTTCTCCAAGTAAAATACTAGAAATTTCCTCTCGGATTATTTCTTTTAGTCTTTCCTTATTCATTATGCCTTGCTCACTGAATCTACGTCAACAGCCATCCAATCATTATTGCCGCCTTTAAAGCCTGCTTTTGCCTGAACAACTTTCACAGCCTTTTTAATTGCTTCTGCTGGAGTTCTAGCAATTACCTTTGACACACCACCAAAAGCAACGCCATTTACATTTGACTTTGCAAACTTAACTTTCCATGTGCCAGAGCCTTCTTTAAGAATAGATCCTAGTTTTGTTGATTCAGTAAATTCTTCTGCATTTTCTTTATCATCCTTATCTACACTTTTAACTGGGAATTCCTTTCCGTCTACAGTAAACTCGTCTTCGTCATTAGCTATTGCTTTTGCTCTTTCAGCTCCAAATGCATTACCTTCTGAAATCTCATAATACTTACCTAGCTTGTGGCCCATGTCTTCATAAACAGACTCAAGTCGCTGTTGAAGTGCGGATAGTTCTCTTGCTGTTTTTTCAAACAACTTAACAGAAGATGCTACTTCATTCATATCACGCTTAACAGTTACAGAATCAAACCAATCGTCGGTTTCTTGAAGAGCTAGTTGTGTAGCTCCTTCAGACATTTTAACTATGGCTTCAACCATTTCTTTAATTTCTTCGGTTCTATAGATTTTAGATCCAAACTCGTTGAATGAAGAAACAGATTTAATAATATCTTGTTTTGCTTCTTTTGTTAAGTGCCTTGCTAGGCGATCCTTATTATTCTCGTATAGAAGATTTTTTAATTTCATGGGTTATCTCTTGTTTGGAAGTGCACAGACACACGTTAAGTCACAAAGGACTTCATTTATTATAGTATTAACCCTATCGTACTTATTTAAGGGTATTAGTTTATTATTTACAGATTCATTAATTGCAGGAGTCATAAATGCTCCATGGGTAGATGGGTTGCTTACAAAGTCCCAACACACTAATTCAAAGTCGTCTTGAACTTCTACACCAGCTGCAGATTCTTTTACCGAACCTAGACCTCTTGAGCTAATGCCTAATAGGATGCCAGCTTTTAGAAGTTCTTTTAAAATGTTTCCTGATGGTGTGCTAAGTACTTCTACTTCACCCATTAGGTCGTTATTTTTCCACCAGATTTTTCTAATGTTATGGGAAACATTGGCCAGGTTAACCACCGAAGAGTCTGGATGGTCTAGTTCACCAAGTGCTCGGTTTTGAGTTATAAATTGTTGATCATACTTTTTGGCTTCACGTTCTAGTACTGGACGTGGGTATACCCTGCCGTTTTGATTTTCAGCACCTGCTCTTTGAAGAATTCCCTTTACAATTACCCTACCACCATTTTTGGCTTCAGACTCATTAATCATTTGGGGTGAAATTTTAAATATATTATAATCAACCAGTAATTGTTTAGTCATTAGTTGCTCCAAGTTGACTTTTTACGATATAGATCAAAAAAGATTTTTGCAACTTCTTTTCTGATTACAGCTCTTATTATTGAAATGTCATCAGGGGTTAAATTTTCAGTAATGACTTTGTTGTTGGGCTTTTGGGTTGGCATTAGAATTTCCTTAATTTTTCTGAAATGCCAGACATTCTTTCTGCTATTTTGTATAGAGTTTTTCTAGTGCTTTTCCAATACTTTCCTCTATCAACTCCAGTTTCAGTTTTAAGCTTTATATTGTTAGTAAGGATTTTATCAATTTCTTTAAGCTTTCCTGCAATCTCTTTAATAGCTCTATTTACTTTTTGCTTGGGAGTAGCAGTCTCGTCTTTTTTATATGCTCTATAACTAGTTTCACCTAGCATAATTTTAGAAGCTTTTACGAATGTAGACTCTTCGACTTTTTCATAGCCATTTTTTTCAACATCCTCATCATCAAGCTCACCAAATGCATAAGGGGTATTATAAGCTTCACCAGCTCCAGTAGAATTGGTTTCGTCCATAATGTCTTTGATCAATTCTTCAAGTTGGCTATTTAACGACACGATTTAACTCCTGGGCTAGTTCGTGGGCTCTCATTATAGAAAGTACTTGCTCGTCTTTAATTATTTTCGATTCATTAATAGCCAATAACTGAACTATAACTTCTTGAAGCTTTACTTTGATTACTTTGTCTTCGACTTTTGGAAGGTTGGCTCTTAAAGATTTTGTTATTTTGCTAGTAGCTGACTGGACATGCTCTTTAAGTTTTCCAGTATTAGAAACATTATTGATATAATTTTTTAATAGGTTTTTTTGGCCTTTATTTAATCCATTATACTTAGAATTAAACTTTTCTAAAAGAATATTGTATGTTAGCAAACGAACATCTTCAGATTCTGTTTTATAAGTTTCTAAAAGTTTGTCACTTTTGCGGGCTTTAGATTTGGGCTTAAAAATATGCTCGACTAAAGTATTTCTTGAAGTCATCGTTTTTAAAGGGGACTTAGACTTCATTAAATTCATTTCAAACAAGTTGTATATAGAAGCATTGACTTTATAGTCGGATATTTTAGTTGAAAAAAATAGATCTAAATCATAAGTGTTTTTTATTTCACGAATTAAATTATACTTTTCAGACTTAAGCTTTGGTTGGCTTAGGTTTTTATGCTCTACCAAAACAATATCAACAAATTTATTTGCTTTGGCTTCTGAAGTCATTGCTTCTGTTTTAAGCATTTGATAGTAGTTTAGCTCTTTTTTAAGCAAAGAAGGTCCACTAAAAAACTTTTTAACTATATTTGCAGCCGGAGAATTGTCTACAGCATTAATAGCATCATTTGTTATCTGTCTTACCAGTAACTCGAACAATACGCCTGTATTTTTAAATTTTGAATGTTTTACTTTACTCATATTATTTCCACGATGGGTTTCGATGCATCACTAATAAATATCTATATATTCTATAAAGAGTTATCATCCATTATATTATTTTCACTAAGTAGGTTTTGGCGTTTAGACTTGGCTAATCCTTTTTCATCTAGAGATTTTATAAAGTTTTCTCTATTAACAGATCTAGTTTCCTTTCCTAATGGGTCTCGGCCTCTTGCTGAGTTTTGGGATACTCCATACTTTGGAGATTTTTTTGGCCTACCACCTTCTGTCCCAAATTCTTCGTCGGTTTTAGCAGGGGCACCTTCAGGAGGGCCATCTGACTCTTCTGCGTCTATTGTTGCCAATGCATGAGGGGTTCCTAGGGTTTCTTGAGATTTAGATGGATCGTTACCTTCCATTTCGATTTGAGACTTTCTAAATGCTTGTTTAGTATCTTCTATTACACCTTCACGTTCACCTTCTACATCTTCGGAGTTAAGACCAAATACATTTTCATAGATCCAAGATTCTGAAAGCATTTTATTGCTTTTCATAGATTCTGCTAGGTCGACTTTAGATGACCATAGTTCCATTTTTTCTTGTTCGGCAATTGTTGACGGATTAGATAATGTTAGTTTAAAGTCTACTAGATCGGCATCTGTATATCCCTGAGAATATAAATGGACTATAGCTATTTTGGTTAATTCTGAAACGAATATTTTTTGAAGTCTTTCTATTGTTCTAGCAAATCGAACATCTTCAGCTGCTAACGTAGCTTTTTCGCCTAGGTTTTCATCATAGCCTAAAAATGCTTTTGGTATTTTTAAAGCAGCAAACATACGATTTCTTAAATATTCAATATCATCGATACCTCCAAAGTCCATACCAGATAAAGAATCGATTTCAGTTCCAGATTGACCACCTCTAACCGGAAGGAAAAAGTCCTCCATCATATTTTGCATGTTAAATTCTAAATTATATTGTCCGGTTGCAGGATCTACAAAAGGAGTTTTTTTCATGCTATCAATAATTCTTTTCATATAGTTGTCAACTTCTGCAGGAGGAATATTTCCGATGTCGATTTTAAATACTCTTTTTTCAGGAGCTCTCATGATTCTATGGATCATCATCGCATCTTCCATAAGAGTTAACTGTTTCCAGTTTTTGCGGGCTCCTTCTATCATTGACTTACCATATGGGATAAAATTAGCATCACTTAATAGTCTAAAGTGTGCTATTTCATAATTATCATATTCATCTTGCTCTCTATTAACAGCACCGCCATACTGAGAAGCCCCTGCCATAGAAGGGTCGTGTACAAATTTAACAAGTTCTGGGTTTGAAGGATCTTCGCCGTCAATACGAACCATTTCGTAAGTTGACATAGGATGAACACCAGTAACTCCATACTTTTCAGTAATATCTAGCTTAAGATAAAAGTCCCCATACTTGCACATGTTTCTAATCCATGGCCACAAATTAAATTCAATATTTAATACGTCATAAAAAAGGTTGTTTAGTATTTTTTCAACTTCTGAATTAGTGCTAGTGATTTCTAAAACATTTCCAAATTCATTTTTTAATGTTGACTCGTCTGCATAAATATCTAATGCTGAAGATATGATTGAATCTTCATCCATTAACTCATAGTCTGTAAATAGTTGCATTCGAATAGCATGATAATTTGTATGAATTCCTCTACCTTCGCCACGTTGAGCTTGGTATAAGCGATTAAACCTATCAACCAACCTATTAGAAGCTAGGTCTGAACCTGCCTGTATTTTATTAATGTCAACAACTTTAAGACCTTTATCAGCCCTTTGGATAATTGTTGAAGTAGAAAATAATGTTCTTAATCTACCAAAAAATGATTTATCGTTCATTTGAATTCCTTCTATAGTAGCCAGGTAAGATCTTCATCCTTTCCGGCGATATTTTGTTTCCAAGCATTAGTGCCAGGACCTGTTGCATTACTGTAAAACCCAGTTCTACCTATATGATCCATAGCACTTCTATTTAATTCAAGACCTTCATTTCTAAGTTTCAATGCAGAATCTCTAACAAATAGCCCAATGGCAAATGCCATTACAAGATCATCATTATAACCACGTTGAGCTTCAGGTCTTGAACCGTTCCAAATAAAAACGAATAACTCTTCTAACAATCTAGAAGACCTTACTGTACAAGCTTTCTCTCTAAAATAAATATCAAGTTTTGATATTAGGAGTGGTCTTGTTCTAGATGTTGTTGAAAATCCTGGGGTCATTTGAGATCGGTCTTTTAAATCATAACCTTTAGACAATTGGGTTGCTGCATCAACTACTCCTTCATGTTTATAAGTGTAGTATAAATTTTTATAACCTCTGTCTATTGATGGCTGCAGTGCTGCCCATCCGACATTATCGTTTTCTACAATTAATAAGGCTTCATTATATTCTGTAGCGACATTAACTAGCATGTTTCCAAATTCTTTCGTACCGATCTGGGCTTTATACTCTGCCACTTGTGTTACCGAATCTACATCCATTATATGGAAAGTTGAAAAATCACTCCCGTCGCCTCGAGCTACATCTGCTACTACAATATAGCTTTTTGTATAATCAGGCCTTTCCCATATTTGGAATTCTCCGGCTACTCCTCTAGTTTCAATAGGAGGCAAAGCCATATTTTCTTTATACCACTCTAGGAGCTCTCCGGAAATTACAGAGTTACCAGAAGTAATAAAGTCACAGTCACATTCTTGGGCAGCATGTTTAGCCCCAAGAAGTTCGTCTTGTTCGTCTCTCCAAGGTTGATGTCTTTCTGGATGGACCGACCAATGCAGTCTTATAGTATTGAATTTATTATTGGGCTCTTCTGCTTTTACCCATGTTTTATGGAAAAAATTACCAGTACCATTTGGAGTTGACAAAATAATTGCTTTACCCCCTGTTGCTAGGGTTTGTTGAGAGGATGCCCAGATTTCATCGATTTTATCAATAAAGGCTGCCTCATCCATAACCAATAAAGACAGGGCTTCAGATCTACCAGCATCACCAGCAGCAGATACAGCTTTAATTTGTGATCCATTTTCAAATCTTAAAGATAGTTTGTTATCTTCCGACGCTGCATTTTTTAGCCATGAAGGAAGATAGTGATGCATAACCCTGACTTTAGTAACCAGGTTTTTAGCAACTTCTTGCTTTGTAGCAATAACTAATGTGTTGAAATCCTCATTAAATGTCATAGCCCAAAGAGCATAACCAGCGGTTAGAGTTGATATCCCCAACTGTCTAGATTTTAGAATAATATTGTAGTCGTAGTCTTTAAATTCTGTTAAAGATTTTTCTTGAAAAGGAAAAAGATTAAATAGGATTTTACCTCTAGTTGGATGTTGGATATAGCAATACTTTCTCATAAAGTGTACTGGATCCTTTGCACACAGCTGATACTCGTCCGCAATGATTTGTTTTATTGTTTTCTTTGCCATAACCTATATATAAATATATACTTACTCTGGTAAAGTGTACCCTACAACATGAATAAGACCTATTGTTCCTAATACCCCTAAAACTACCCCGAAAGGCCTTTTATCATACCATTTATCAACTTTATTAAGTCTATCATCATATAGTTGAATCTGGCTTTCTAATAGAGTAATTTGCTCTTGCTTATATGCAATAACCAAGCTATCTTGTTTAATAATAGTTTCAAAAAATTTAATTTCAGATTCTAAACTAATTATTATTAAATTGTTTATAGAATCCTGCTCAACTAAAGTGTCTATAGCTTCGATTATACCATCAAGCTCGACTTGAGGTACTGGTATTGTGTCTTGAGCCGAAGTGGCAAATGACAACATGGTTAAGAATAGTACTAATATTAATCTCATTTCTTTTTAGACTTGTATTTGGCTTTAAAATTTTTAGCGGTAGATTTAGCTTTAGTTGTAGGTTTCTTTTTTGCTTTTGCTTGGGCTGTTTTAACTTTTGCTTTTTTTAGTTTTGTTTTAGTAACCTTTTTTTCAGCAATAACTTTTTCAGTTTTTTCTTTGGTAGCTTTAACTGCTTTTTTAGAGGCTTTTACGTCTTCTTTAAACTTTTTTTTGGATGCAGATTTTTTATTACTTGCAAATAACATTGTAAGAACGGCAGCAATTGAAGCTCCTACAATTAACACAAACTTAAATATTTTTTTCATAACATATTTCCTATTTAGATTTTAAATCTTTTTTTATTTTATTAACTTGGGTATCAAATTCTTTTTTTAGAGTTTCTTTAGATTTACCTCCCGACCAGTCTTCAATATCTCCTGCTTCAGTAATATAAGACTTGCTATTTATTGTAGTTAGCCAATCATAATATTCTTCGGTTTTATCCTTTAGCCATGCTTCATTATCAGACTTTGACAGCTCTTTTGCAAATTCTTCAAATTTACCAGCGGCTTTAAGTTCATTTTCAAATTTATAAACACAATTAAAGCACATGCCAAATTTTTTATACATAGCTTTGTAGGCATGGTGTTGCATTCTAGGATCTCCACACTTTGGGCACTCCATAGGAACCTTTATAGCTTCTCTAGCAGCATCTAGTTTAGATACTGTTTGTCGAATACCATTTTTTATAGTCCAGGTTTTACCTTTAATTTCCCAAGTATCACCTTCTGATCTAACGATTCTTTTTTTACCATAACCAGTTGAAACTTTTGTTTTGTTTGAGGCATTCCCGGAAACCAGGTTCCTCATTCTTTGTATTCCTTTTTTATCCATTATAACTTTTTACTTTTTTTAATCCACTTAAGGGCTTCTTTGTTTTTTACAGGTTTGTTTAAAAATGACATTACTGCTGATTTAGTTCCTGGGGGAAGTTTTTCTATCATGTTGCCATCAGCTTCTACTTTTACAAAATTAGAACCAAAGCCACTTTTAAAAGTGTTAAAATTGTCATGAACTTTTTGCCAGGTCCTTTCCACTACCTTATCAAGTAATTTTCGTTCAGGCCTATTTGCATTTCGTTGCAAAGCAGTTTCTAGGGTTGTGTTGACATAAACCATATAAGTGTCATAACCTAAAGCCTCAATACTTTTCTTTTTTCCAAAAAGGGCATTCGAAGATGCACCAGTTCCATCTATTATAATTCCAAGTTTACCATCCAAATAATTTTCTAATTGCTTTTTAGCAATCTTAACGGACTTACCCATAAGCTTACCATCAAGGCTTCGTTCGGCATCTGTCATGGCATCAGAATCTGCAGGGATTTTGTGCTTCTTTTTTAAGTACTCAAGGGCTTGATCTAGATTAACAACTTTAAGCCCTGTAGATGTTAGACTTTTTATTTGTTTAGAAGATGGGTCGTTGAACAACTTGTTGATAACAGTAGATTTGCCAGAGCCTGGGCCTCCAGCTAAAAATATAGCCTTAAATATGTACTTATCATTGATCCCTTCTGTAAGAGGCTCTTCGATTTTTTCGCCGTCTGGAGATTTACTAGGAATTTCATCTTTAAAACTTAGAAATTCAATTCCAAGTTTACTTGCTATTTGCTGAATGTGTTTTTTCCATAAAGCGTATGCTTGGGATGACTTATAGTCTTTGGGATTTGAAGGGGTGCCTTCGCCGGGAAGTCCTGCTGGAAAGAATGAAGGTGAGGTCGATGAGTATGGATCTTGAAAGCTTTGGAAATCCCCATCATTCATTATATAGTCTACAACTTTCATTCCTAAACGATCTGCCATTTTGGTAGATGCATTTTTGAAGTGAGCTAAGCTATTATAATATGCTGTAGGCCCGTCGTCGACGTCGGCACCAGTTAGGTTTGTGGAATTACTTTCAATTATAAACTTATCCAACTCTTTCTGGGATATCGTTTCAAGTATGGTAGTAAAGGCTATTTCTTCGCCTAGAGTTAATGGTTCGTTGGGAATTGTGATTTTTGATTCCCCTAAAGATTTTAGCTTAAGCTGGTCTTGTATCCATTTCTTTCCAATTGGGTTTTTCAAAGGCTTACTTACTAATCTAGAAACTCCTTTAATTTTATCTGCATGCATTTTATTAAAATTGCCAACCTCTGTGTTGTCGATGATAACAAATGAAGATCCAAATAGGGATTGAAACTTGCCCATATTGTTTTGAACATCCATCCAGCTTTTTTCTAAAAGGTCTGCTGGCAATACTCTGTCTCTTTTAAGGTTTCTTTCTTGGGCAACTTTTAGAGAAGTGTTTACAAAAACCATAGAGCAATCATAACCTTGAGCCTCTAATCTTTTTTTACGCTTTGCAATTTTACTGTAGTTTGCTCCAGTGCCATCTAGTACTAGACCTAGCTTTCCATCTTCATACATAGCTTGTAGTTTTGCTTTCATTCTACGAGCTTTTTGGCGAGCAGCATTGGGATTGTCTGTGTAGTACTTAAAAACTTTATCCGTCATTTTAGATAGGTTCTTAGGATTAACCCCAGATTTTTTTAGAAACATTTCAAATGCAGGATCTGAATTAACTTGTTTTAGTCCTGTAGCAGAAGTAGATTTCATTATGTCGGCAACACCAAATACTTTAGATGCGGCGTATGATTTTCCAGATCCAGGACCTCCTGCTAGAAAAATGGCCTTTAATATATTTGGATCGTAGACCCCTTCATTAACTGATTTCATGAATTATCTCCTTAGTATATAAATATCTATTATATCCCAATTACCTTTCCAATATTTGCTGTTGCTACACCTAACACTTCACCTATGTTTGCTGTCGCAACGCCTATAACGTCATTTGCATATCCAGACGATGCTTCTGTGTAAGTAAGAGTAATTGTAGTTCCAAATCCTATACCTGCGTTTAAAGCCGTTCCTGAGGTTGCTGCTGTATTGCTGTAGTCTTTATCATGTTCAACTATAGCGCAAATAAAGGCATCATCATTTTGTATGTCTGTATTTGCGGTTGAATTAAGGGTAATGTCATTAGTACCTGAAGCATCCCATGAAGCATATTCACTACTATATGCTGTACTAAAATCTATTGTAGAAAAAAAATCTGAAGTTGCTAATGTTGTGCCCCCATCTCCACCAAAAGCCGTACTTTTTAAAACAATAACATCAGCTGTGTCTCCTCCAGCTCCTACAATATTAAGTGAAGTATTTGATATTGTTCCAGTTAGTCCACTAGTGTCAAAATAAAGGAATGTTCTTCTCATAGCATGAGTAAGAGAACCACGACCAGGAACTGCTGTATATTGAAGAGCAGCTTGGTCGTTTGTAGGAGCTGATACTACACTACTACCATTTTGTCTTGCAGTTGCAAAAATTCTAGAGGATTGACCTGTAATATATCCTGCTTTAGATGCGTCTATTGTTGCCATTTTGGTAGGTAGTAGGTTTTGTTATTAAAGTACATATTTGTAGGAGGATCAACAGAATATTGTTGGTAGGTAACATTAGGTATGTTATAGAAGTTATTTTCTTCTTCTAGGTTATTCCACCAAGTAGCTACTCCTCCTTTTTTTACTAGAGATGATAATGAAGCAGAAAAGTGTATCATATCATCATCACCAAAGGTATCATAAAATACCCCATCGTATGTTGATAGGGAATTTCTTACATCATACCAACTTCCTGTTATTATTGTTACGTTAGATTTTCCACTTGCCCAAGCCTGAGCTTTAGGGATCACTTCTGGGTGGTTTTCTATAATAGTATGAGAAGAAATTGAGTGAGAATGCATATACCCTGCTGAGATACCCATCCCAAATCCTATTTCTAAAATATCTCCACCTCCCTTACAAACATAAGCAGCAGAAGCTGACATTAGAGAATCCTCCCAATTCATCATTACTTCAAACTTTACACTTTCTTCGGTGTAATAAATCTTATCGGATTCAAAGGTTAATATTTTATCTATATATGTCATTAAGCAATTTCCACATAAGTGCTATCAGGATTAAAGAACATTTTTTTGTTGCTAACGCCTAGAGAATATCCTAAAATTCTAACTAGGTCACCAGAATCAGACGGTGCAGTTAGAGTAGCTTCCCCACCGGTTTCAGAAGCATATACTGGAATACCTGCTGCATCAGAACCTGCTGTGTAAGCAGATGCTAAAGTAACACATCCTTTTATAATCATACCATCTCCAGAGTTTCCATTACCTGCGGCGATCGTTGCAACAGCACATAAGTTATAGACTCTGTTGTCAAAGTTTGCGTCGATTAGCGTCCAAACCCCAGATCGTAAAGTATATATAGCCCCAGCTGTAACACTAGTACTACTAATGCCATATAGTATTTCGGCACCTGGCCCGTAGTCTCCGGCGTTATTACCACTAATAGAATGCTTTATACTAGTAGCTGTAATTTCTCCTGTGTCTATAGTGCTTGTGCCATTATCTATATTGCCAAAGCCAGAAGCTATTGTTCCCGATCCTAAAGCACCTACTGTTGTTATAGCTAATCCATTAATATCGGCTTGGGTTTGATCAGCAGTAGCACTCGCTTCAATAGCATCCAGTTTTGTTTTGTCTCCATTTGCAAATGCTCCCTCAGAAGGTTTAGGTTGTAGTGTACTTATCGTTACACCTTTAACTCCTGCTAAATCTGTAAGTTCAGAATCCATAAGGGCACCTGCTGAGGTAACATTTGCCGTATCAGTTACATCTGCGCTAGCTTCGATACCATCTAATTTTGTTTTATCACCATTAGCGAAAGCACCTTCCGAAGGTGGTTGTTGGGCTGAGTCAGCTTTGGTTCCTTGTGCGGATGTGGCATAGTCTGAAGAATCGAATGCTTTAACTTGTGCTAAGTTAGTCACTTCTGAGTCCATTAATGCTCCTGCACTGGTTACGTTTGTAGTGTCAGTTACATCTGCACTGGCTTCTATTCCATCTAATTTTGTTTTATCACCATTAGCGAAAGCACCTTCTGAAGGCTTAACTTGTAGTGTTGAGATTGTTACTCCCTTAACACCTGCTAAGTCAGTTAATTCACTATCCATAAGGGCACCTGCTGATGTGACGTTTGCTGTATCTGTAACATCAGCGCTGGCTTCAATGGCATCCAGTTTTGTTTTATCGCCATTAGCAAATGCTCCCTCAGAAGGCTTAACTTGTAGTGTTGAGATTGTTACTCCCTTAACACCCGCTAAATCTGTTAACTCTGAGTCCATTAATGCTCCTGCAGCTGTAACGTTTGTAGTATCGGTTATGTCTGCTGACGCTTCTATTGCATCTAGCTTGTCGTGATGTGCAACTGACATTACGCCTGCAATTGTATCAGATGCTTCTGCAATTATTACATTAGTTCCATCTGAGGAGTTTATTGTGATCTGAGATGCGTGTGTTGTTGCGGTTAAGTTTGTGCTTACGTTTGTTGCTTTAGCAGTGTTAGCAGTGATTGCTGTTTCAACATTTGCTATGTTTGGTATTGCAACTGTACCCGTAAATGTTGGACTTGCTATAGGAGAATAAATTGTGTTTATGTTTGCACCATTATCAAAATAGTCTGCAGCATATATATTAGCACTTGCACTTATATTACCTGAGGCTGTTATGTCGCCTGTGAACGTATGAGTGTCTCCAGCAGAGTCTCCAAACGCGGTAGATCCCGAACTGAATGATGTTGTCATGTGAGTTACCGATGAGGAAACCACATATGTTTCTGCAGTTAACGTGTCGACTTTAAAGTCGCTTAGTACACTTGAGCCTGATCCATAGAATAATTTACCCGAATCAAGATTAATTGCTAGTTCGCCTTCTGCAAGACTTGATGGTACGGAACTACCAGTTCCTCTTTTTATTTGTATTGTGTTTGCCATTTAAAATATTCCTCCATCCATATTTCCTATGAATGATGTTGCTGTTATTATTCCACTTGAGCTTATATCGCCTGATGCTGTTATTGAACCCGAGACAATTAGGTTGGATAGCACATCTGTTGATGCTGGATTAAATCTAAGACCCGAAGTAGTATTGGAATGGTTAACGATATCTCCTGCTGTAATAATGCCACTTGCAGAAACATCACCTACTAGGTTAATATCCCCTTGCATTTCTATGGTATCTTGGAAAATTATGGGATTAAAAAATTGGGCATCGCCATTTACATTAAATTGATTAACCTCTAAATTTAGGGATGATACAATACTACCCGTACCATTAAATAAGGTTGACCCATCAGTATGTAACACCCTTTGAAAAGTGTCCTGTATATTACTTCCGCTTAAGTTTGGTAACGCCATTTACTAACTACTTTCTTTTTTCTAAAACTTTTAGGACTTTGTTTATTACTGGAGACTTTTGAGCAGGCTCTATAGTGTTTTCATTTACATATGTTGCTACGATGTTATTTAGTTTGTTGCGCTTAATAACAAGATTAGCCATTGTGATGTCTTCTTTTATTAAAAGTTTAACTAGGTTTAATACGTGTTGCTTTTCAGTAATAGTAGGCTTTTGGGATAAGATTTCTATTTGAGATTTAGATTCAAGTACTTTTCGGGATCCCTGAGATTTAACTTCAACAGTTACCTTTTTAGAAGTTTCTACTTCAAAGGTTGATTCCCATGGAATAAAGTATGTGTCTTCGGCAATCACTTCTAAACGAATGTTTCCACTAGATCGGTCTTCTAGTAATCCTTTTAGTCTTTTAACAGGGATTTCAACTTCACCCCCTGATGATATTGTACCCTTAAACATTAAATCAAAATCTTCAGATTCGACTACTAGTCTTGCTTGGGACTTTTTAAGTGAGGCACCTTCGAGCTTTATTTTAGCTGAAAACTTTTCTATTTTGTCAGTGTATAATGTGTACATGTCTTTTTAATTCCTCTGCTATTAATTCTATTTCTTTTGTATGATGAGTTATATTTTTAACTTCTTTTTTTTCATCATAAATTTTAATTCCATTCCTATGCATAATTAAACGGATTAACTTTTTCTTTTTGTCGTCCTTTAACTTGCGAAGCTCTGTGTCGTCTACATAGCCATTATTAGTTACAGAATCGACAATTTCTGATATTTCAGCCAAGTTCCATAAATGGGGGTTTAGGTCCCATTTAAAATTAGCTTCGTTCCATTTAATTTTAGTTGCCATATATAAATATCACCTAAAAGGTTCCTCCGTCTATACCAGATACACTAAGGGTTCCACTTGCGCTTATATTACCTGACAAACTTAGATTACCTGCTATATCCGCGTTACCGTCTACATCTAAAGCGTCAGCATTTACAGTACCATCAAAATAAGCATCTTTCCACTGCCAGGTACCAGAACCTAAATCATAGGTATCATCTGCTCCTGGGTAAAGATTACCATGTAGATAACCATCTTTGTATCTTTCTAAAAAGTTAACACCTTGTGTGTTAGCGGTGCTAGTGTTATTTAAGCTGTTGTCACCAGCTCTATAGTTAGCGGCATATAACGTGTGTATTCTAAAATAACTATTGTTTTGACTTCCTCCTAACGTATATCTTAATTTTGTTGTTCCTTGCCCTGTTCCGCTGTTACCAGTAATTTGTCTTAATACAACATTCTCTGAATTGTCTGTAATGTCACAAAGAGTTTGCCATCCATCGTCTGTTTGATACGCTTCTATTTTAACTCTTTGAGGAGTAAAACTAACTGCCCCAAAAACTATACCTACCCAAGAGCTATATTGTAACTCGTTAGTCCACTCTAAAGTGATAACACCAACACCAGCGGTACTACCATCCGCACCGTTATCAGAGTACCAGCTACCAGCTGTACTTGAGTGCGCGTCAAAAGCTTTCCCACTGTCAAAATCTGATTCAGCGACAGGGTTGCTATAAGTATAATTTCCAGATGAACCGCTTCTAGTTTTATATAAACCAGTTACCGTTATACTCGAGTTACTCCACTTATTAAACCCTGCTAAGTCATTTATTATATGAGGTATGTGAACCATAGAGGCTTCAGCTGCTGGGTTTAGAAACCCACCGCGTACCACGGTGCCAGTGGTACTTGTGCTAATAGCCTGAAAGTCAGCTCTGCCGTTTATATCTAGGCTAGTACCTTCTAATTCTGTACCTGTAATTTTACCAGTAGATGTTATCGCTCCGGATCCTATTGTACCTGTAACCGTAAGTAGACCTGCTTTGTCTAAAGTCATTACAGTAGCTAAGCTTCCACCAGTGTTTGTACCGTGTTTCCAAACCCAGTTGTCGTTTCCAGATCCACCGCCCCAAAGCTCAAAACTAGTGTTCATAGCATCGCCATCGGTCTCATCTTGTCTGTGTATTAAGTGTGCTGTTCTATCTTCTGTATATACTCCCCAGTATTCAGTTGAAGCTCTACCAACTTTAAATTGAGGACTATTTGGAGCTCCTTGAGATACAGTATATACTTCCAATCCAGCATCCCCTGTTGGGTGGATTATTTGAAGGCCATCTTCACTTTGATCCCAAAGCATATATGATCCTGCTGTCGCTCCAAAGAATTTAACATCGTGGCCCGTGTCATTTACACCGACGGTGAGATCGCTTGAGATAGGAGATCCTAAAGCTAATGTTGTATCACTAGAACCTATAGTTAATGTAACACCTGTTGATCCATCTTCTGCTTTTATATTGCCTGTTTGTTCAAATAAAATGTCTACATTATTAGTACCATCTCCGATGTAAATATCAGATGCCCCATCACCTATTAATACATCTCCTACTGCATTGCTAATAACAAGATTATTACCATCTTGGGTTATTGCTCCGCATTCAGCGCCTGAACTATTATCAAATACTATATCGCCATCTGCTGGCGTGATTATAATGTCTTTTGCCATATTATATCCTTCCGCTTATTCGTTTTTTATTTGCTGTAAAACTAGTTCTAACACTCTTTCTACCTAGTTTAGTTGCATGGAGATGGTCAGTATGTAAGCTAGCTTTTGACAAAATTACATCTATAGGTAGAGCTTTAAAGCCTGTGGTTGTTATATCATGGTCATCTACATAATAACCATAAGCTAATTCATATCCCACACTTTGTGATGCCACTGTAAGGGTTTTTGTTTCCCATGCGCCTTGCGCCGTGCTGGTGTGGGGGATATACTCTACAAAACTATTTGTATATAAAGATCCAGAGAGATATGTTTCTGTACTTGTTTTTATGCCTGCTCTATCGCCTGCACTATTTATAATATCCCAATCGGAGAGTAATGTTCTAACATTACCACTATCTGTAACCACCCCTTCATTATGTCTTCCACCAAACGCGGAATTTTGAATTGATCTTGCTATAAGAACGGGCATTGAACTGTCTGCTACAGTATTAGCTACCCCATCATAATCAGCGTCATTTATCTTTAAACGCGATCTTAAGTTAACAACAGTGTATGCAGGTACAAAAATACTAGCCATTATTTGGGGAGTTGATTGAGGGGCTACTATAAATTCATGGACAGAAGTACCACCTTTTATTAATAAAGTCATTGATCCCCCATACTCTACATACTCATCTTGTCTAAATCCATGTTCTATCCAAAACTGTTTACCTTGCTTAGCACCTGTACTTACATAAGGTTTATTATGACCGGTAGCATAGTGTCTTATTTGATCTATATCATAATTAGGTGTGTGACCCATGCCCCATATGTGAGAACTTGCATCCCAATAATTAGGCATAAATTGAGAATCTAGAAAGATCTCATCAATAGAATCTGTTGCGTATATATATCTATACCTGTCACAATAAATTCTACGAAAAGTAGTCCTATTGGAGGAACCGGGGTGAATACAATAAGAATTTGCATACCGTATGTCAAAATGTTGAACGGTAGTCATATCATTTTGTCTTCCCAAATTGCTTTTAATCCAGTTATAATCCTCTGCCATTCTTAAATACATGTAAGAAATTTCATTGGGTCTTTCATATGCTGCTTCTGTAGACAATGAGCTATAATTATTAGCTGCTGATATGTGTCCATGGCTCTTTATAAAATGTTGACTACTCCAATGCCATACACCTCTACCAGTTCCTATAGTAACTAGGTTTCTAGCAACCATACCATAAGGATGTCTCATACATATACTAGGGTACGAATCACCATCTCTAGTTGTATTTGAGCATAAATTATAAGCAGTGTAACTACATCCGTCTATATAATTTTCACCTGTTTGAGTACAGCCACTGGTAGAGTGGATTGTTGTATTATCGGCAGCTGCTCCTGTGATTTTAGTATCATAATATCCGTTATAACCAGCTATATTAACTCCCTGCCTAAAATTGGTGCTATCACCGGTATTATACCCTAGCCCATCAAATTCAACATATTTTATTTTGACTCTTCTTGTTGGGGCATTATACCAAGTATTAGAAGTCCAATATTTAACATTAAAAAACACTCTAGCAGTGTCTTCATCTGCATAAGCAATATCGTCACCATTAGCAGCACAAGCTTTAATAACTACACCTCTTGACATTTTAGTTATTAGCCCTCCAATTTTACCATCATATAGAATATCTCTGTCTACAGTTATTGTGGTGCCACTTATACTAGATATAGTATAAACTAATCGATGCCTCCATACGTTTGTTTCGCCTCCACTAGCATAGGTATAACTATCATCTCCGCAAGCTTCTATATATATTTTATCCCCCGATGAAAAGTCTGCAGCATTATTAACAACTACTGTTCTTAAATCAGCAGCTCCGGAGTATGTTGCTGCCATGGCGCTAGAAGTCCTTCTTACATGTGAGTCATTTAAGTGATATTTTTCGGTGCCCGTTTGGTATACGTATTCGCCAATCAAACTGGGGGCGTTATCTATAGTGCTACCAAAAGTGATTACATTTGTTTTGCCATTTATAGCAGTTATTTTTAAGACATTTCTATTGTCACCTGTTCCAAAAATTAATAAATACCCCACCCTGAAAACATTTGCATCATCTACTGTTATTGTAGAACCGGAAACGCTACTTATTATAGGAGCTTTATTTGTTACTCTTGGATAAACAAACTGTCTAAAATATATTCTATGATTTTCAGTATCTACATCATGTACCCAAAAACATTCATCATTCGCTAATCTAAAATCTTCTTCTCTTTTATATATAGAGATAAGATCATTAGCTGTAAAATTGGTTGAATCGTCAACTGTTAAATATGGGGATTGTTGAATATGGTTACCATTTAATTCTGTTTTTAAGGTTGGTTCTCCTCCATCTATATCAACACCACACCATTTTCTAGCATCAACTTGTATACCATGTTGTGCAGAGTTATTTCCTGATATTTTGATTTGAGAACCACTATGCATACTAAGTAAAGCACCACTAGTGGTAGAGCCCTCTACAAATTCACCTGCTGTGTTGTTAGAATTACTAGTATTTTTAACTGTCATTCTACCGTTAAGGTGCATTATACTACCACTGATAAAATTTAAATTACCATCAATAGTAACATTGTCTGTTATAGCAGCAGTAATATCAGTACTAACAGTTACTCTGTGTCCATGAGCAATAACAACTGAATCGTTATTAGCTGGTACAGCACCACCTACCCAAGTTCCAGTAGCATGCCAATCCCCTGTTTGTGTACTAGTTATCGTTGCCATCTATATCCTCGGTATTAAATTGTTCTTGGTATGCAGATACGTTCAATGCAATTTCAATTGACACTTCGGTATTAGTATCTGTAATTTTACTAGCCACAGCCTCCATTAAAGACTCATCGTCCACTATAACTATAGTACCATCTATTTTATTGTAAGTAATATTAATTATCATGTTCTATCTGCTCTATATCTTTTCTGTTAGCGTGAATTACGAAATAGCAATTTGGGGTTTTTAATGTACCGGCGCTAATGTAAACTTTATTATTTTTGATTTCTTTTACATATAAATTTTGATGTTTACCTATCGAGGTTAATTGAACTGATAGGGTATTCTCATCAACTAACCATTCCCACTCTTTGGGTAGATCTATGATATTGCCATTACATTTACCTCTATGGAATACATCGTGCTGTCTACCCTCTAAGCTTCCATATTCTAAGGATCCGCCGGTTGGAGTGTCTATAACAAATGATTTTGTTGTTGCTCTTAAAGCTCCTACGATGGTTGTGTTACCAACTACATGTAGGGGAACGGTTGGACTCGTAGTTCCTATCCCAACGTTGCCTCCTGATGGGTTTATCCATGAATTACCATCTGTGATTACTCTAAACGCCTCTGTCCCATCAGGTGCGTATAATGACATTTGAGACCTTTCGTTTGCTCCTGAGTCTATGCCTGTGATTTTAAATCTTGTAGTTTGCCCATGATTTGCACCTGAACCTATAAAGTTAAAAGATTGAGCATGTCTACTTATTACAAAATTCATATTATCACCTACTACATCCTCAGCAGATATGTAGAACCCCTTTGAGCCATTATCTGAAAGTGACGAAAGATACAGTTTTGATTCCGCACCATCTACTGTTGGCTTTATCCAAATGCTCCCCCCGTCTACTACTAATTTCTCACTCGGAGAAGTTGTTCCAATACCAACATTATCAAAAAGCCCATCTCCACTTGCACTTATATTACCTGAGGCTGTTACTGGATGGTTAAATGTTATTGAGCTGTCTTGGAATTTAGCTGCTATTGTAGATGTGTTAGCATATATCTCTGTTCTTCCTGCTCCACCTGTTCCTGATTGTCTTCCTATTTCAACTACATCAGTACCAGCACTACCCAATATTAGTTTTTCTTCAGGGTTAATAGTTAAGCTATCACTATTACCAACTGTACTTATTGTTCTATCACCGCTAAAATCTAAATTACCGCCAAATATATTAGTACCTGTTCCACTTGCGCTTATATTACCTGAGGCTGTTATTCCGCCGTTTACAGTAAGGTTTCCTACTACAGCGGTTGGTCCTTGTTTTACTGCTTGAGATGCAGTTGTTGCGATTTGAAAAGATACTGTAGGAGTTTTTGTGTTCACGCCCACTTCTCCTGATGCAGATACATAGAAAGCTATTTTGTCTTCCGCAATGCCGTTTGAACCTGAAGGTATTCGGAGTTGTAGACTTTTACCATCGTCGGGATCAATCTCCCATCTGGCGGCTAGATTTGCAGGGTCATAAGAACCTCCGAAGTTCCCCGAGTAGAACTCTAGAGCAGATCCAGTTCCCATTTGAATATTTCCGGAAGAAGATAACACTGTATTACCTGTACTAAGAAATGATGACGATATAGCCCATCCGGCTATGCTTGCTGTGCCATTTGTAAAGTCGACGTTATAATTGCCTGCACCGTCTCCGTCAAACCCAGCATCACCAGAACCAGATATATAAGCTTTAGCTCCTGCACTACTAGTTGCGGAAGCTGGTACGAATAGTTCATCTGCAGAAAGTGATGCATTTATAGTTGTACCTGCACCGATAACTAATTTGCTATTGGCAGGATCTAAATGGAATAGGGAGGAGGATATTTCTATGTTTCCAGAAGATCCCGAAATATATTGTGTCGTTGGGGTTCCAATAAAAAATTTACGAGCTTTTATATCTAGCTCGGCGTTAGCTTGATTAGCATCAAATCTTAAGTATGATTCCGAGCCCCCTACTAATTCTACGCCTACCCCAGAATATGTTTGTCCGCCAGCAACTGACGAACCCGACCACATCATCCAGCCTTTGGTTCCTGTTTCTGCTGAGCCGGAATTAAATCCTTTATATCCTTTACTTCTAATATCTGGCATAAACTTATCCTATTTCTATAGTCCCATCAAGAACGTTATTAGATCCATTTATATATAAATTTCCACCTGTCCATTCTACGCCGTTGGTTTGTTTTGTAAAAACTTTATTGCCAAGATTATCATATAGTTCAAATTTAAAATCAAGAAAATCTACTTGTTGGAAATTATTTGCTACATAAAAATTTATTATGGTATAGTTGGGAGTCCATCCCGTTTGGGCTGATGCCTTTATGGAAATGTCGGAAAGATACCATCGGCCAAATGGTATTTGAAAAATCAAAGCTATTGTTCCAGCTCTTTGGACATCGATGTCAAATGACAATAAGTCTTCGTCATATATCAGTTGCAAGTTATCACCTGTTAAAGCATCTAAGACATCAAGGGCATTTCCTCCTGCTTCAGTACCATATGTTATAGTGGTAAGCTTTAACTTGTCATCACCATCTGTATCAGGATCTATTGCAGAACCCGATGCATATATCCTTATCGATGGAATTCCTGTTACACCGGATTCCCCATCGGGGACTATTTCAGAAGCCGCTTTAAGTGTTACAGTGTAGCTTCCAGCACTAGGTATATCGATACCTGCGGTTGGAGACCCATCATTGTTCCAATCAGCGGACGGCTTCATTCTATATTCTACATAAGCATCATCGCGACCATTAGGATTGTTAGTGTCAAAGTTTTGTAAAAGTTCAGATCCAGATATTACTACTCCATTTACAAAAATAGTTCCATTTGATGCGGTGATTGGAGGTTCGGTTGCAGTTAAAGCATTAACCCCCTGAAGGGAACCAGTCCAATAGGTATTAACTATGGTTTGCGTGTTAAATTCACCTAGATTTTGGGATATTGCATTTGAGTCGTTATTTTCTAATAGTTCGACAACTTCTAAATTTGCATCTTCAACAAATTGCCATTGCTGAAATCCTTGGGATCTTTTATAGACCTTAACCGAAGCGATGTCCCCACATATTGGATCTAAATTTGAAATAAACACTTTTGCCCAGGATTCACTATTTGGGACCTGGGCCTCGAATTGGTATACCCCTTGATGGGTATGCTCAGCAAATATGCCTGTGACCGCAGGAGGATACCAAGTAAAAATATCACCTGTTGCAATAAGGGTTTGTTGTGACTGGTCATAATATTCTATCTGAACCATCTGTTTTAAAGCCCCAGCTATAGTAGCAACGTTAAAGTTTCCGAAATTATTTACTTCGGTTATTTCCGGGAATGGAGGATTGCCGAAAGGGGATCCAACATTAACATGAATGGCATTTGCTCCATTGGTTCCCATTTCTGGCTCGAAGTAGTTTGGAGGTAGCTCTGATGTACCCCCGTATAAAAGGATATTAGTGCCAACGTCTGTAGTGGTAAAGTATGAAGAAGTTGTTCCAATAAGTCCTGATTGTCCAAATCCTGCTCCATTACCCTGGCTAAGAAGTTGGTATGAAACATTTGCTAGGCTAGATACAACTTCTGTTGTTCCAAAGCTTCCCGAAGGGGTTAGATAGGTTCTTTCTACCTCTTGAATTGTTATTGCCGGGGACTTTGTCATAATTACCCGGGTTTGGTTTTCCCTAAATGGTAGTACATTAAGTCTTTTCTGCCACTTAACGTTAAGAGTTTTTTGTAGCTCTTGGGACACAGACTTTCCATTTGGTCTTTTTTGAGCTGTGCCTGCTATAGTTATGACTCCACCACCTTGAGGAGTATGCTCATACACATATATAGCAACCGCACGACGTTTTGTACCCGGTTCTATGTACATAGCATTTTCATGATAAATAGGTCTGCCGTTTAGATCTGTAACTTCTACTTCTATTTTAGATCCGGGAGCCAGTAGATCTTTATTACCTTTAATCATAAACAGGTTTTTACCACCTGTTAGAATATCGGGGACTTCACTTACATCAAAATATGTCGAATCAGGATCTGTGTCCGCTATTAAATATTGGCCTTGAGACAAATATTTAGGTTGGTTCAGTTTAATGAACGGCATTTATAATACTCCCGATATATACTTCCACCTATGAGGGGAATCTAATATAAATATCATTTAAAATGTGATTTTGCTAAAGTCATTAGTTACATTGATTTCAAATAGATTATCAGCCACATCTCGTAATGCATCTAAATGTGATATAACTAAAATGAACGAAAACTCAGATTTTAAATAGTCAAACAACATAAACATGCTATTAAGGTTCTCAGAGTCTAGAGTTCCAAATCCTTCGTCGATTGCTAGGAAGTTTGGTCTTGGTAGGTTTGAAACATTAATTAAGGCAACTCTAATCGCTAAGGACGATATAAACTTTTCCATTCCAGAAGTTAATTCTAGTGGCCATGAGCTTTTATCATATTTAATAAATGTTAAAATGTTTTTGCCATCTGTTTCAAACACAATTGTAAACTCTACAAGTTGTGCTAGGATCTCATTTACTTCGTCTTGAATTAAAGGAAGCACTTCTGAAATAAGCTCATAAGGTACACCATCTCTTTTTATTGCTTCAAGATAGTATTCGTATGCTTTTAGCTTATTTTCAACATCATTAGCATTATCAATAGATTCTTCTATTTGGGCTATTTTTGTTCTTGCAAGCTCACGTTGTGTGTGCTTTTGTTTTATTATTGATTGAAGATCCTCTAGATATGCTGTGGCTATTTCAAGATCACCTTCTATAGTAGAAATTTCATTAGCAATTATTTCATTATGCTTAAGATCTCTTTTGTTTGCATGATACTCAGAGATTTTATTAGCATTGATTGCCATAGTTGACTTTAGATTGTTAATTTTAGACTCTATATTGGTTCGGTCCACCTTAATACCTAATTGACTAGTTTTTATATCCCCTAAACGAACTTTTAAGGTATCATAGCGAGATTTATTTTCAATATGTGGTAATAAGTCTTCTATCGTAGTTTGCAATTTTGCAATCTTTTTCGAATACTCATCAGCATTTATTTTATCAGAGGCCAAATCAACTTTTGCTTGCTGTGCTTGTTTAACAAATGGATTATTAACACAATATGGACAATCAGGATCGTAAGAATGGTTTTCAAGTTCGCATACCAAGTTCTTTTTTTGTTTGGCAGAAGCTAATAGGATTTTTAACTTGACGTCGGTGGTGTCTTTGTCGGATATAGCATCATAATACTCGGCGGCTTTAGAATTTACTAAATCAAGATCTATATGAGCAATTTCATTTGCAATTTCTAAATAGGTTTGTTTGTTGGCTTCTGTTTTAGGATCGAGATCGGACAGAAGGGTATGGCTATTTTCTATGGCCTTGACTAAGCTCCCAGACTCTTCTATAAGTTGGTCAATGTCTACAGGGGAAATTGTTTGACGAAGTTTTTTTGACTTGTTTAGAATTTTACCAGATAACTCTTCTATTGTTTTTTTGAATTTTTTTTCTGTAACAGAAGCCGTTGCATACTCTGTTGAAGCTTCCTGTAGATCTATTCCTGCATCGACTAACTGCTGATCATAATCCATTTTCTTAAATTCCCTTAGGGAAACTTGGACATCTCGAATTTCTTCTGTTGCAAGACTATAAATTTCTTCGAAAACTGTTATGTCCATAAACTGGGCTAACAGGTCTTTGCGTTCGGTCTGGGACTTGTTTATAAACCCTGTATTATTGTTTTGTACAGAAAGGGCTGTTAGCTCAAAGTCTTCATACTTGCCAACGTAACCTCTAATATTTTTATTGGTGTCTCTTCTTTGTTCACCATTTAACGATACCTCAGATCCATCTTCACCTATCATCCAAAAGTTAACGTCGACCTTGACGTTTGATTTTCCAGACTTTACTCTTTTTGCTTTTCGTTCGACAAAAAAGTCTACCCCATCTACTTCAAAGTTAAATTTACAGTAAAAGTTTAAAGACTTGTTGTTCATAACGTCTTCAGCCTTTTTAGTTCTGCTGCACTTATCGAACAAACAAAATGCTATTGAATCTAAAATTGCAGACTTGCCTGAGTGGTTTGCAGCAAATAAACCCATCAACCCAGACGCTTTGTCAAGGTCAATACTATTGTCAGGACCATAACTAAACATGTTTGAAAATTCAAACTTTTTAGCTTTCCAAAAAATATTTCTTGAGATTTCTACTGGAGCAAGATCCTTGTTTAGAGCACGATTAATATTTTTAACCCTATCGATTATAACAGGATCAGCAGAAAAATTTCTTTCTATATACTCTCCAATTAACTCATTTTGGTATTCAACATCCCTGACATTATTGACTAGGGCTTTTGAAGTTTTATTAGTGGCTGTACCGGCTACTTTATCTAGCTTAACAACCATTGCATCGGCAAATGTTGCTTTTTTCCTAACAGAGCTTAGTAAAGTTTTTAGTTCTGCTTCGGTGGTGTTAGTGGTTCTAATTCTTAGTCTAGGAAACTTAGGAATTGTTTTAATGTTAGGTAACACCCCATCAGTAATATCAATGGTATAGAAGCCATGATCGTTATGGATATGAGTAAAGCTGCTAGACAAGTCAGCAGTGTTCCAAGTAGTATAGCCATGGTTCTCATAGGCTTCTCCGAAGTTTTGTTGGACTAACGATCCTGGATAATGTACCCTTTTGTCAATGTCCAAATATTGATGTTTGTGAATGTCTCCGAGTAGAACTAGATCATAGCCAGCAAACATACCAATGCCATGATTTAAATTTGTAACCTTAAACCCCCCGTCAGTCATAGACGAATCTACTGCACCATGAAAAAATGCAACTTTAAGTTTATCATCAGGTATGTCTTTTGCTTGAATATAGTTTTCATGATTGTCAGCAATATCAAATACACTAAGATATAAGTCTGCTGCTTCATACACTTCAGTTTTATCTAGGTAGTGTAGATTTGGATGTTTTAGGCTATCATATATAGGTCTTAAAGCATCCATTCGACTTTTGTTGTTTAAGTTCATATCGTGGTTGCCACGAATAAAAACTGTGGGTCGCCGATCTGCAAGCTCTCTTAAAAATTCAGAAGTTAAGTCTATAAGTTCTGGGGACATGTCAATTTTATTATGCACAATGTCTCCGGCTATATATACAATAGATTTTTCTGGTAGTGCGTCTACAGCTTTATAAACCTCGGTAAATATTTTTCTATATTCATCGTGGCGATTATAATTCCTAATATGTATGTCTGCAATATGAAATATTTGCTCTACAGAGCTTATACCAATATTAAGCTTTTGCATATAGCTTATACTCCATTAATTTTCCAAAAGTCAATTTAGATGACTTGGATATTAATTCTAAAACTTTAGATCGACCTAGATCTGATGGGTCTGAATCCTGCATGTCAACCATGTGGACTTCAATATTATTATTCATAAGAAATTCTGCATGCTCTAGGGATTTAGCCCTTGCATCTGAGTCTAGTAGTAAGTTAACTCGCTTGACTCTATTTTGCAATATTTTATATCTTAAAGACTTCTGAATCATTTTACCAAATAGAGGTATAGCATTTTCCCCAACTGTTAAAGCATCAAAAGGACCTTCGACAATATTAATAGGTTCTGTCCAATTAACCAATAAGTCATATCCAATAATGTCTTTTGAAACTTTGGGATTTTTATGTTTAAAATTGGTATCATAAAATGATCTTGCGGTGAAGTAATTAAGTTCCCCTGAGCTATCGAAGCTAGGTATGATTATCATTCCGCCGTATTCTCCAGACTCGCAATATCCTATTGAGTATCTAAGAATATCATACTTAGATATACCTCTGGACTTAAGATACTTTACAGCATTTCTAAAGTCCGGGCTTTTCATATTGCCTTCTAGAATAGGAATATACTCTAATGGCAGTGCAATAAATGTTGGTTGCTTATCGACGTGGAATTGGTCTACTTCACCGACTAGTTTAGTTAAGTCTTTTATTTTTTGATATGATGCCTGCAGGGACTTTAAAATGTTTACAAGCTTTCGACCTTTTTTACCGCATACCCAACACTGCCACTTTTGATTGATTATGTTTACAGACAGCTTTGGTTTTGGGTGGTGGCAGTACGGACAGTTAAACCATATGTCACCATGGTTTTTATCGTGACCTTTGCCCAGAACACTTTCAAGAATATGCTTTATCTTTTGTTTAATCATGCCCTCTTAATATAAGAAATAACTACGAGAAAAAAAATTATTTTGGAAGGTTTGTTTCAAAAATTAAGGCTTTAGATCTGTCTGTGAATTTAACAGAAACGAACTTACGAGAGCCTACACAATCATTATAATAATCATCCCGTATCATAACATTTGCTTTATGTTGAATGTTTTCTTCCATGTAGTTTACCTGGCCTTTGGTTTCTCCTAGAAATAGAATCTCAAACTTAAAATTGTCATACCCAAACTTTTCTATTGCAGAATTAACAGATTTAGACGATCCAACGTAAGTCCTCCAGTCAGATTCCTTTCTAACAACCTTTCTTCGGGTTTTGCCCTTTACTTTAACTCTTCTTGTGGTTCCGAAGTACTTTCGGCCAATATACTTTTTACCATTTTTACTATTGGTAATTATATAAACAAAACCGAAAAATCCTTGGGGAACTTCAGACAGAGGTTTGCCTTTGTACTTCCAGTGACTCATTATTTATTATGTATCAAACCTAACGACATATGAAGTGTCGAACTTTTCTGACTTTTTTATTGCTTGGCCTAGTTTTCCAATTGCAAGTAGATTGCTGTTGTCGTCATATAGACCAACCGTTGTGACATAGGGATTAAACGCAGATGAGCTTACAAAACCAGCTACCGAGCCGGAGGCTATGTCACTCAGAACTGACTGATTAGTAGTGGCATTAAACTCATGCTTAGTAGCGTTGCACATATACTCATGTTCTTCTATTACATGGGTGTTTTTAAATTTTAATGTTGAAGTGAAAAGGGAATCGGAGGTTGAATGTAAAACAACTATCCCAGAGGAATAAAATATATTACCCATTTGTGTGTCTCCTATCATCAAATTTCCATAGCTGTCGTCTTCAAACGTTCCATCATCTTCAATGCTAAGGCTTCCAGGTTTTATTCCATCACCTATCATTAGGTGGGGTATCGAAATAACCTGGAAGTCACCTAAGGTCTCCAAAAGAATCCTGGATGAACCTTTAAATGTCGGGTCGACATGACCTTGATAGCCACCGCCTTCACCAGGAGGGCCTTCGACTTTTTTATAGAAATTTGTGTTTATAGAGCTATAAATGTCTCGCTTGTTATAGCCATTAGTAGTTGCAGTGTCAGCAAGACCATACTCTTCTGTATTCTTTTTTCCTTGATATACAAATACTTCAAGACCATCAAAACTTCCCGAAGCACCAACAAGACTTATTTCATAAGATTTGTGAGCAGTGTGTCGGGTTATGTTTTTAGTAGCTATGGTTTTGAAAGCTCCAGCCATTTTTAGAGTCCTAGTATTCTAAGCGGACCCTAACCAAAGCTTCTCTATTAAATGATTTTAATAAAGGTTTGCTAAGCTTAGCTACTGCCAGAAGTTCGTGCTGTTCATCATAAAGACCTACTGTTGTGATATAGCTTTTTGGGTTACCCACCATTGACGAATGTAAAAATGTTCCATCTTGGGTTGTTTGCTTAACGTATGTAGGGTTAGATGAGAAATTAGCAGCATATGAAGGGATTCTACAAAAGTAGGTCCTAGTGTGTAGGTGCTCTGTATTTCTTGCTTTAAAATGCGCTCCACCCTTAATAGCGTTGAAAAGCCCCAAAGCTGCAGTTTTTTTCATTGATGTGCTTGAAGTATATGGTGCTGAGTAAGCCCCATAATGATACTGAGATAAATCAATTGACATTCCTGTTGTGGCATCTATATTTGAAGCATTGAAAACCATAACTCCGTAGTTTGGATAAAACTTACCATATGAAGTGTAGGTTGGAGATGCAGCAGCACCACCAGCAATAGAACCAGATACTATATCAATAGGACCATCACCAAGGTCGTTGCTACCAGTACCAACAAATGCATCTACAAAAGTGTGGACTGATGAACCCGAAATTTTTATTTCCCAGTTACCAGAGTCTGCACGTTCTTTTAATTGGTTTCGACCTATATTAATAACGTAAATAGAATCTGTAGATCCTGATATATCAAACTTGAAATCTGCGTCTGTAGCATTTTTATCTTCTAGAAGAGCTGCATATTGAGAGTAAATAGCTTTAGTAGGAGTAAGTCCACTAGTTTGGCCTTCTAGAGATGATTCTCCTTTACCAGCAAAGTCCCCGAAAGCTACAGAAAATTGAGATACTTGGGTTGGATCTGCAATTGGATCTGCGCGATAGACATCAAGGTAGTATTCTCCTGAAGTTGCGTATTGTGTAGACGAGGTGTGCATTTCTGAGCCTGTTAGTGTTGTGTCTCCACTTGCCCACATTGCCGAATTTACTCTGTCACCTACTGGGTTTAATTGGATGTCTCCACCTAAAACGTCTCCAGCTTCATTTTGAACGACTGTGAAGTCAATGAATGAAGAATTTCCTGCTGTTACTGTTGTTATTGATGCCATGTTATTACTCTATTAAGCGTCTACTGGTTTCTTAGTTACACTTATTGTAACCGTTTGGGTTATACCTGTTGCATTACCTATAACGGTTAGTGTTGTAGTTTTGTCGGTTGTTTCTGAAAGATTCAAGCCGTAAATATGAATATCAGCCGAGCCATCCTGTACAAAGAAATTCTTAGATATTGATCCGCCTTCTTGGGTGTTAATATCATCACCCCTAAAGGAAACCAAAGTGCCATCAGATATAATAGCAGTATAGAAAGTGTCTGCAAATGCAGTACCCGAGCCTGCTATTGAGGTCTTAGCGTTTATTGTACCATCACCATTATAAGTAATCGTAAATATAGCATTGGCAGGTGATAGTTGTAGGAATGGTAGCTTTTGAATGTTCTTTTCTAGAGTCATAAGTTTAAACCTCATTACTTTAGATTCGTCAGGAACAGCTTCTACCATAGGCATATTTTCAATTGCTTGGCCATAAAAATTAGTTCCTTTACCATGGTTTTCATCCCATAATGTGTAGTCGACTTCGTCATCTGCAAGTGCAAATTTAGTAATGTTGAAATTTCCAGCTGCAAGTTTTTCACGGCCTCGTTTTGTCAATATAGCATCGACGGTAATTGTTGATTTGTCTAAATATCCCATTATGTCTCCTTTGGTATATATAAATATCTTAAATATTGATTATCTAATTTGTATATCACCCAGAGCCGTAAGTGGGCCTTGAGTTGTTGTTAATTCTACAGGATTTGTTTCAACTACTTCGATTGCACATCTAATATTTGTGCTTGCGTCGAATAATCCTTTACCTGTAACTTGCGGATCGTTTGTTAAGTTTATGACTCCACCTATAGATCCTGGGGCTTTACCATATTTAGACCCACCATATCTCTGATTATTAATGGCTGTTGGTAAAAAGTCTTGAACTGCTACCGACGTTTCGGTTCCATTCGTTTCTTGGGTTATATAGCGCTTGCTTGTGGTTGTGCGATCATAAACTGGTACGTCTGCTGATGCCATGTTACTTATGCCATATCCCGTAGCTAAAGAATCATCAAAGCTATTTGGAAAGTGTGGGGTAGCACTAACATGGGTATCTCTGTCATAAATCATATATGTTTTAAACACAGCTTCATATGGTTCCGAATATTCTTTACTAAATACAGGCTTAAAAGTTATAGCTTCTGTTTGTTCATATGTAAGATTGGCAAAAGACTCGGACACTCTGGCTATTGTTGGTCTTTCCAAAAGATTTGGCTTAATTAATATTCCTGTTTGTTTATTAGCTCTTGCAGGAAGTAGCGACTCGAGTTGTAAAAATAACGAGCTATCAAAATACTTTAGTACTTTGAGGTAAGCAGCAAAGGTTGGACTTGCTTGGTATTTTTGCCAATAAAAGTTACTTATGCTTCTTAGTTCTTTATATGTTTTTCTGTAGGCATCCCTAGGATTCCCAACAAAGTCGTCAAACTTCGCTCCGCCTATTGCGTGGGATATGTCGAGGTCTATATCGTCATTAGGGGAAAAGAATACCCCAAGCAGCGGTGAGTCTGGTGCCGATAGTTCTATCGAGCTTGAAACCACCGAACTATCTACGTAGAAACTTCCAGTAAAAGTTGAATCATCAATTCTTATTTTATCTGAAACTGCTCTTGTGCCAATAATTTCAGGAACCACAGTATAGAATGTTTCTTCTTCATATTGCCAGTCTGCTGCTGTGCCAGTATATCCACTTCCTGATAATGTCATAGTCTGGCCGGTTGAACCTGTCCATGGAGTAGCAGAAACATTTTGGTTTGGATGTGAAGAGGAAATAAGTGCGGTTGCTAAACTAGAAGTAGCCCCAGTAGATCCTAGTGGCCATCTGGCTACTAGATCTGTATATGATGATGTATAAGTATTACCTTCAATAGATAGGGGAGAAAGTACGTGATTATTAAACGCCTCGTCGCTTAGAATTGTATTATCTGAAAATGCCCAGTATCTCAACTCTTGCATACTCCCAGTAAACCCAGGAAGGGTTCCTGCCGCAACTATAGAACCTGAAGCCATTTTCCACCCCGCTGCTCCTGAATCATATGGGTCGTGATTCCCAAGAGTTAGAGTTGTTACGTTTCCGTTTTCATCCCAGGAATGGTTATATATGTCATATCCACCAGACCCCATATCCCATGCTATTTTTTCCTCATGAGTTATTCGGCCATTAGAGTGGTCAGCTGATTTTTTTAAATGGAAGTTAAAAGTGTCTGCAGAACTTATTCCAAACTGAATATTCCACCAATCATTATCGAATAGTGGGTAGTAGCCAGATGATGTTGCTTCTAAATGTGTTGCAGCTGATTGGGTCTGGGCACCTATCCAAACTCTTCCATGATTATAGTATGCCGAAGATGTGTTAGATGCAGACGGATGGGCTTCCAGTTCTATTCCCCATTTGGAGTAACTGCTATGGATTAGAATTGAGCTTTGTGGTTTGGTGGCATTAAATCTTAGCTCAATAAGGTCTGGCGCTTTGTCTGTTGACATGTGACTATAATTGTCGGCTTCTAACATTGACCAGGGAGCTTCTACAAATTGGCTACCATTGAAATTAAGAGAGTATCCTGATTTCTCATACTTAATGTATTGCTTGGTCGACATCTCCTTAGGAGTTCCGCCATACTCTTTTATACGCAGCACCGTTGGTGGAAGTCCATAGGTATTAACCAAGGCCCTAACAGATCTTTCAGTTCCTTTTGAGCTAAGAAGATGTGGTAGGTTATTTAGAGTTCGAGACCAAACTTCTTTGGTAATGTCTTCAGTAGGCATTGACGAAGCATTAACAAATGTTTGGGTACTTCCAGAATCTGTTGCTTGGTAGTTTCCAGATTCGTCAGTTCCTAGCTTGTAGGCCCAAAGGTCGTCGAAGTTATATCCATTAATGCCATTCCAGCCTAAAGACTTTAGAACATCCCAAACTAAATCTTTGGATAGACCTAAATAAAGTTCATTTTGCCGATCATGAATCATATCCATGTGGTCTATATAGTTGTAGACATGGTCGAAGTTTTGGCCTATCATATTTACAAACATCATATAGTTTGCATTTTCAGGGTCTAGCCTTATGTGAGCAGGAATTGTTTTTTCTAGGTTATAGGAATTATCTATGTCATAGTCAAGAGCTTCTGCTGTTTGGGTTGTGAACCACGCTATAGCTTCTGACGATGTTGAATGAAGTAGGGTGTGGGGTTTTGCCGAAGTTGATTTGGGCCATGTAGAAGCATTAAAAACCCCATAAGATCCGTTTTCATATGAAGATGACTCAGTATATAAGTAGTTTTCATAGGCATCAAATTTAGATACAATATTATTCTTTTTTGTTACAAATTGGATTCGATTAATTTCTGCAGCTGGAGAAGCTGAAGAACTTAAAACTGCTGATTGGGAATCATAATATTCTATTAACTGAATTTTATATTTAAAATTATCGAGTCGCTCTTTAGCAGAACTAAAATGAACAAAGTTAGCATATTTTCTATAGTCTATTCCTAACACTGCCGATTTCGCTGCAGAAGAACTAAACATAGAATTTAATAATTCATTTTTAACTCCTTCATTAGAGCCAAGAAGGGATTCCCAGGTTTCATACTTGGAAGACAAAGGTCCTTGTGCTGTCTCAGCGTTGATTGTGAAATCAGGAAGAGCCATTACATTAAGATCCTCGACATAGACAGGTTGAGGAATTGTAAAGTCAAATTTTCTTGGCTCAGTTATTTGGATTTCTATTTTAGCTCTTTGTCCCGGTCTTATATTTTTAGGAACCCCATTTGCCAATTTTACTGCTATTTCGGAATTTCTATATACTCCTTCAGATACGTTTTTATTATCCCGAATGTGAAAAATAGAACCATCAGCTAATGACAACACCAAATTATTTAGAGGTAAAATTTTATCTCTAAAATTATTAAGTTCTGTTTGATATATAGATTTAGCAGATGCAGCTTCTGAAGTAACTCCTCCTATTGAAACATTGTCGTGGACACCCAAAACAATTTCATCTTTTTTGGGAGAAATTGTTTTTATATAGAACTCTAGGACTCTTGTTGAAAATAAGTCTTTAGGCGTTGCATGGGTATACAACTTTAAAGAATATGCCCCAGGGTTTTCATTTTTAGGATGTAATACGTCTTTTAGATTAAAGTCTATAGTTACTTTACCATCACCGTCGACATTAAAGTTGCCATTAGGATTAACCAAGTAATTAGATAACTTTGAATGATCTACTAGAGATTCCCCAACCATAAGTTGCCATCTAAAAAATATTCCTGCACCGTTGTTTGTGTTTACACTAAACCTTTCATAGCGGCTTAGCACGTCTTCTATTCCTGGTACGTCGTATTTATTTATAAGGTTCATTAGTAGCTCTTAAATGCCGGATCTATTATTTCGTCCAGTGCAGAAGGTTTATAAATAATATTTCTTAGGTCTAGGGTAATGATTAAATCATTTCCGTCATATACCAATGGGGATTCAGGTACTACATCTTCAAGCACCTTTATTCCTGTTGTGTATTCTAGGGTTACTCCTGCTGAATCATCATTTCCATCCCCAGCTCTACCTTCGTCAGATTCTATATTGCCATCGACGATGGGTGGAACCTGTTGTGCTAATGGTAACCAGATCCGACCTTCACCTTCGCCAGTATCATCGGGGTCAATAAGTGAAAAAGTTGGAGGGTTCCCGTCATTAGGACCTCCGTCAGCTACGACTTCAATTTTTACCGAATAGTTTCCAGGGGTAACGGCTACTATTTTAAGTGCTGCCGTGTTGCCTGAAGCGTCTCTAAGAAGTATAACATCTGGGCCAAGGTCCATGGGAACATCGGCCAGATCACTAAAGTATGATTCTAGGTTGTTTCCTCCATATTGCTCATAGTTTAGGTGAATATAGCTTTTATTTTCATCAGCCTCATACCTCATTCGGGTAGTATTGTCATCTGAAGTTCTTGACGAATCCATATCATAAAACAGGTCTGTATTGTACCACCCAGCATCCCCAGTGCCTCTTGTTGCAAGAGTTCCAGGTTCTACCCTAGTTTCACCGTAAAAGTAATATTCCCCGTTTACAATAGGCATTATTCGTACACTCTAAACATATCATCTAAGACGTGGTAGTCTGATGTTCCGTTGTGATCCACTCTAATGTGAAACTGATACAGCCTGTCTGGATATAGCCCACTTAATTTTAGATTCGCAAAGTTCCCTGTAGCATCGCAACTAATTTTTGTGTATGTTGTGTCAAAAGGAACTACCGTTTCCCCTGTACGAACATCGACTAGGGAATAGTAACTAGAAGTTGGTAGGTATTCTACAGTAGCCGGAGATGATGATGTGTATGTTGCAGCAGGGTATTTTTCTCGGCCTATAAATCTAAACTTTGGAGTTGTGTTAATTTTATATGTGCCAAGATTTGTATCTTGATATATGTAGTGATCTTTTGTTAGATCTAATGCAGATAATGATCCGGTTGCAAATGCCGAATCGTCATAATGAATTTCAAGACGTGGCTTATATATTGTAGAAGTTTCTGCAGAATAAAAATTAACAAACCCATAGTCAATACTATTAGTTTCATTTGTCGAAGCTCGGGCTAGTAATAGTCCTTTGTCCGTTGCAACACTTACTTCTACAGCTTTTACTAATGTAGTAACATCTATTTTTAAATCTTTAATTCTATCAGATTCAGAAATTGAAGTAAGGGCTCCTAGGGAATGTGGATAAACCTTGCCATCCCATAGAGATGTAGATGACGAAGGATAACTCCAGCAAACACCCTCTTCTGTTTTAGGATTGTGGGTTGATCTACCAAGACCCGGAGACCATGGGGCTGCATTGTCTCCAATTACATATGAAAATGAATTGATTGGTGTGTTTTCATTAGCCACATATAAATTAAGCTTATAGGCTCCTACAGTTATGTCTTCGGTAACTAAAGATGCGCTATTTGCATTTAGACCAAAGTCCATTAATATTTTAGTGTTAAATGTACCAGAAACTTCAGAGCTATTAACAGTTTTATTAAGTTCCAAAATTTCATCCCTTGAAGTATTCATCGTAGGATAGCGTGAGTAGACTGTTGCTGAGTGCTTGGGGAATATTGAATATATCATATTTTAGAATCCTACAATTTTACCACGTATATCTTTGTCTGGATATTTTATTTCGAAAATACAAGGGTCTTGAGAAGGGTATACTACATTGTTTATGGTGGCTGAACCTATGTTGTAAGAATTGCCAGAATATCCTGAGTCTGCACTAGCATTATTTTTAATTTCAATTTTAGACACTGCCTGAACTCCTTTAACCACACTCATTTTAGCTACCAGATCTCCAATCATTATAGGTTGGTTGAATTGCCACTTATCGATATCAAAGTATTTTTTTATCATATCAATCGTTTGGGCTAAAACTTCCTTTCCATTAAAGCTTGGAAGAATTACAATTTCAAAATCAATACCGATGTTAATTGGAAACCCATCCTTAATATTAATACCATCAGTTAATATTCTATATTGACTTAAGTATGTTTGTAGATTTTTTTTAGTCGTAGTATTAGTAGTAGCTAAATTATTTGAGTTATCATAGCTTAATACATATAGGTTTAAGGCCAAGGGGTTTGGCTCTGAAGAATTGCTTATTTTGTCGTCAGATGCTATATATGCTTTTGCTATAGAACCAAACTTTGGAGGCATAGCATAAACCCTTGAAATATAATCTTCTTTTGTAACTGCACGATTTTGGGATGCATAAGCTCCAAGAGCATTTTGGCGAATTTCTTCGTTTGTTTCTGCTGAGCGGCCTCCTGTTGCAGGACTTTCATTTGTTATTGCTATTGAATCTTTTACTGTGGTTACAACTGAAGAGTCTAATCCATCCTCATCAAGATTTATAGTTTTATTTATAATCTTATTAAGAGCTCCTGAAGTTACGTTAGAAGCTATACCTCCACCCCTAAGATATTTTATAGTTAAAGCCTGAGCAGGTGCTTGGCCATATGCTCTAGTGTGCATCATATTGGCTGGGTCAAAAGACACATCTATCTGGGCAGCATTTCCAATCTCTAATACATTTCCTATAGTAGATGGATTAGGAACAATTAAGTCGTCAGGGGATGTTGAAACCCCTGCCCCAAAGTTTAATTCTGTATAATTATCTTTGTTGATCCTAGTTGTAAATCGTCTTGCTGTTCGTCTTAATTTTAGTAGATATGGAGAATCGTCTGAGTCGGCAGCTGTTGTTGGGTCTACAGAAGCTTTATTCGACACTTGCTCAAATATTGTATCTTGAGCTAAGTATGGAACTTCATACCAAACGTTGCTGTCAGAGTCAATTACCGATTCAATAGCTATTACATCATTAGCATCTAGCTTAAACTTATCAAACTTTGTAGCTTGGGTTGGCGTATACGTTTCGGTTTCAGATTGTCCTGAAATAGCCTTGACTTTAGTTTTAATTAAAAATGCATCGGGATCTGTGCCAGATAAACTAAATACAGTTACATCGGTTTTTGCAGATCCTGTATTTGCAAAGTTAGCATCTTCTAGAGTAGTAAAGGTAATCCCGGTTTCATCCCCTGACACTTCCATTCCCTGAGGAATTGTTAAGGCATAATTCATATTAGGAACTTTTGCTCCTGTAGAGCCTGTTGCAGGCACCCATAGATAAACACTTAATTCAACGTGTGCAGGGCCTGTTGCTTTGGCTTTGTACCCAAGAGAATTTGCGATGTCTAAAATATTAGAACGTTCTTGTGCTGCAGATAATAAACTTTCTTTTAATTGGTAGTCTGTGTAATATGATAAGACATCACCTACATAGGCACCCATTTCCATAAACATCATACCAGGGGATGTTTCGTTAAAATCGTTGTATGTGTCTGGGAAGTAGTTTTTTGCAAAATCTATAAGACCTTCCCTGAAGTCCCCAAAGTCTCTTCCTAAATATTTAACTTCTTTTTTATTCATCTAAGTTACTCTATGCAAATACAACTACTGTTTGTAAATCTACTTCATTATCAAATATAATATAGTCAAGTTTAATTCTAATCTCATTATTATCTATACGCTCGGTATTAATATCTACAGCTTTAATAGTTACATAGGGTAACCATACAGAAACTTGGGTAAAAATAGTTTCATGTATTTCTTTAATAACCGATGGGGTTATGTTTTCGAATAACAAGCCTTGAACTCCTATACCAAAATTTGGATGGTAAAATCTTTCACCGGGATTAGTTAGAACTAGATTTCTTATATTGGCCTGCACTTGTTCATTCGTTGTGTAGGTAGAATTGAACACACCACCTTTAAACTTAGAAGCCCCTATTTCTTGGTCTGCAGTTTCTAGGGATCCTGATTGGGGTGAGGGATACTTTCCTCCGTCAGCTGGAGTCATTGGTAACCCAATGCCAATAGCAACGTCAGGCTCAAAATCTAAAGGATTATATCTATGCTCAGGTCTATTCAATTATTTATTTCGTCATAGCTTTTACCAATTGGGAATAATCCCTGGTAAATGCCTTCTCTAAGGATTCGTCTTTTTGTACTGTTGGATTAGCTAACAAGGTGTTCATTCCAGGATTAACCCCACCACCTTGCATTGCTGCAAATGTAGCTCTAGCGTCTTTGCTATCAAAAGTTCCCATTGACTTCCAATCTCCATTATCTTTCGTTTGGCTTAGTGCTTCATTTAAAGATATTGGTGCTTCGGGTTGTTTTTTTACTTCTGTAAGAGCCGACTTAACAGCTTTTTTAACCTCAGACTTAACTACAAGTCTGATGATTTCAACTAGTTCTTTCTTTTTCATGTAAATAGGTTCCTATAGCTATAAATATAAAGTTATTAGGTAATTAGATATGGTCTATTGCTTAAGAGCATTTAGTTTAGTTGTTATTGTTACTAGCTTAGGAATGACAGTGGGGTGTAGGGGTATGGGAGTGGATGGTCCTGGAGCAAACACCTGCTGAGACATTGTAGAAACTTCGGATATTAGATCTTCGAGGATATCACAGAGTTTGGTTATATCAGCTTTCCATTCTGGCGTTGAAATAGATACTCCCTTGTTTCCAGATATCACTACATTGTCTTCCGTAGAATTTATTATGATTTTATTAGAAGATAGAACTATTTGGCTTGCTCTATATTGATTAGGCTTTTGATATCCTATAGGCAACTTATTAGAAGTCTCGAAGTCTAATTCTTGGGCAGACGATAAAATTATATTTGAAGACCCATCATTTAGGTTTTCAGATCTAGTCATTCCAGAAGTCTCTTCTATTCCATTTGAAATAATAGTTATTGGATCACCATCAGTTCCGGTACTATTCCAGAATGTTGGATCTTCAGAGCCATTAGAGGTATTGCCAAATCTTATAGAATTTCCCCATCGGCCCTGAATTATTCTGTCACCTTCAAATGCAACTAAGGCAGGTATAAAAATAGGTGGTGCATAGTCTCCGACATTAGATTCTTCTTCAGCACCCATGTTTCCTGTAAATGTAGTAAATGGGTTTGGTTCTAAAGTAGTAGCTCTTCCAGGAGCAGCATTGTTACTAATAGCATTAAAGATTCCGACAGTTGAAGTGTAGTATAAAGCCCTAGCATGTTTACTAGAAATTATTCCAGGATTAGGGGCTTCTACTATTAGTACTGCCTCGCCTATCAAGGGTATTTTTAGATCGGTAGGATCAATTGGATTATACCATGACAAATTTTCTAAAGGAGTTCCTTTTTCGGTATCGTATCTTCGTCCTTTAATAGCTCCTATCGAAACCTCGGCAGTATTTTTATATGAAGGATGACTTTCACTTAAGATAACATCCATGACTTCTACTGGGAACGAGGTTCTTTTAAAGCCTTCTGGGCCAGCACTAGATGCTTTTTTAGATGTAGCTGAAAAAGGCCTAGCCATTTGTAGTAGTCTCGTCTTCCATTTGGTTAACAGTATCTAAAAGCTGGCGCTTTTCCTCTTCAGATAATAATACTCCATTTGCAGAATCGCTAGCAGACCTTGACATAGCTCTTTGAACTATTGCTGCCATTTTTATAAGATGGTCGTCATTCTTTACACTAATATCCATATACTCAGCTATTAGAGGCACAATTACTGTGGCATCCCCTATATTTTTAATCATAGGTTGTAAGTCCTTTATTAAGCTGTTTATTTGGACTTCTTTCTTTTTTGCATTGGTATAAATGTCGGATAGTAAGCCCGAGAAATTTTTACCTTTAAATACTTCTTGTTCGCCGTTCATAAGATTCTCCTATGAATAAATATCCTTACACAGGAAAATGCCCCGATCATTACTGACCGAGGCACTTTGTTATAACTTATTCCTCTAAAGGAATTTATTTATGTACTTACTTCTTAATAAAAAATGAGCAAACAAACAAAATAGCAACTAGTCCAGCAAAGCCGCTTTCGCCAACAGACTGGATAATTGATGTTAGGTTTGAAATTACATCCAGACCGAATACTCCTGTACCGGTAAGGACTTGGAAAAGAATAGTAACTGGAAGTAGAGCTGTTAAAAGCGCAAATAATCCTCCGAGAAATCCATTCATGTATTTAAATACAGAATCCATAGTTATATCTCCTATTTATAAGTTTTGTGACAATATTGTCGTGATCAAATCGTATTACCATTTTCAAATTGTTTAAATAAACGGGTATACTCTGATTTAATTTCATTCACCACTTTAGTAATGTATTGGGTTTTAGTTCCAGTCATTTCTCGGATCATAATGTACAAGGCTTTCTTGTTATAGTTCTCGATGTTTTCACGGTTCTTAAATAGCTCTAAGACAGCATAAGCTATGCTTTGGTCTCTTTTAATTTTATATGTTGATTCTACTTTAGCATCATAGTATTCGATAAAATGATCCAGGAAAGCTAGTATAGATTCTTGTCTTTCAGTTCTTACAATTTCATTAACAACATTACGATTATTGTCAATAGCTTCTTGTGGGATTCTAGTTATAAGACGCTTGTAACTTTTATTATTATTTTGTATAAGATAGTTTTTTGCTACGATACTAAAGTATGAGAATGCTCGGCCTTTGTCTGGTGTATACTTATTTAGTTTTTCTAGTAGGAATGAAATAACTTCATACTTAACATCTTCAGGAGAACCATCCATGTAATAAAATTTAAATCTATGAATTAGATTTTCAGCCATTTTATATAGTGGATAGTGTATGTGTTCTTTGTAAATCCTATTTCGTTTTTTACGATCCTCGTCAATATTATAAGCTACGATTGCAGCTTCAGTAACAGGAGTAAAGTACATTTTATTTTTTCTAGGTCTTCCCCTTCGCCCGGGCCTAAGGTACTCTGCTTCAAAAGCAGCTTGTAGCTTGTCATGGTCTTCATAAAATTTAGATATTGGACTAGTCTTTGTCTGTGCCATATTTATTCTCTAGCTTATCCATAACTTTTTTTAGATCCTTGAATATAGATCCAATTTCATCGTCAGCTTCAAAGCCGCCTTTATGATCTATTCGCTTCATTTCAGAAAATGTTTTATGGAGATCGCCATAAAGTTCAACCATTGTGTTGTATAAAGATTCACAATCAGAAACAGCCGCGTCTAGTTTTCGAAGCAAATTCCAAATTATGAATGCAGAAATAATTGCTTCTACTAGAATAAATATTGATAGTAATAAAATCATTCGCCGAACAAGTCCTTAAATAGGTCATTTGCTTTTTCACTAGCTACAGAAACAGTTTTCTTTTTATTGCCACGAGGAAGATTACTAGGCTTGCTAGATCTAGATGCCTTTGCAGTGTCATGCTCTATTCTAGATGCCATGTGATCTGCGTGGTGAAGAAGTATTGGCAAATGGTTTTGTAATTCTTTTTGAGGATTGTATGTCTTAAAATAAGCCTCATTAGCTTGGTCATATAATCCATCATGGCATCTAATAGCTATTGCTTCATTAACCGTAAAAGGAATTCCAAAGTCTTGTAATAAAAATAAGCTTCTATCTGGTACAGTCATATGTCTTAACTTTGGATGATAGTCATATATTTTACCTTGGTTTTTTCTATGCCACTCCGAAGGGTTAGGAATGTAGTATGGAAATTCGCGATCGCCAATTTTACCAAGGTCGTGATTCAATGCAGAAAACATAAGTTCCTCTTCAGTAAAGTCAGAAGATATTGCTCCCATTAAGTTCCACGACTTGTGGAGTTCTTTAGCACATTTAATAACTCGAAGGACATGATCTACATAACCACCCTCAAAACAATTATGATAATGTTCTAATCCTGATGCAGGTGCTATAACCATTCTTTCTTCAAAAAAGGAATACATAGCAAGCAGGTTATCTTTTCGAGTTCCACTAAATTCAGTGGAAATTATTTCCTGAAGCTCTGCCCAATTGTCTAAAAGTTGTTTGTCTGTTAATTTCATATTAGCCTATTTCGTCGATGATCCCAACTGCCATGGCTTCTTGAGCCGTGAAGTATTTGTCATGGGAAGTTTCTTGAGTCCACCACTTAGCGGGCTTTTTTGTATACTCTTCTAAGATCTCACCGATCATTATATCAATCTTAGTATAGTGTTCTGCAGTAGATTTTAAATCTCCAATTTTACCTGATGTAGTTCCCATACCTTGGTGCAACATTATTGAGGATCTTTTAGAAGCATATCGGGTTCCGGTACCTGCAGCTAGTATAAGTGCTCCTGCTGACATTGCTTTCCCTCTGCAGATAGTATTAACAGGAACGTCTAGATTTTCCATATAGTCTATAATACCTAAGGCAGAAAACGCACAGCCGCCGAATGAATCTATAACTAAATTTATTGGAAGAGTTGCTTCAGACTCGTCTCTATTATTCATAACCATTCGACACTTAACGATAATATCCGCTAGACTAAATTCGTCAATAGGACCTGTAAGGTAGACCAGAGAATCTTTAATTGATAATCCATTTTCCAATTCACTTAGATCTGGAGGAGTTTTCTCAATTGTTATTTCAATAGGAGTCTCGTCTTTTTTTAAGACTTTTTCTTTATATAAATCTTCTGACATGTTAATCAAGTAATAATTTTAGTTGTTTAGGATCTCCAGATTCTTCTGGCATTCCAAAGGTCTTTTTTATTGAATTGCTATCATACCCCAATGCATGAGCCATTCGAATACAATTTAATTTAAAAGCCTCAAGGGATAAATCATGTTGAACTTCAAATACGATTCTTTGGGCCTCTATTGATTCCACAGAACGTTCATAAATTAATTTATCCATCTCACATACTCCGATTTTTTATTGTTATCTAAATATACGAAATAAATGTTGAATAAAAAAATAAATAGAAGGTTAGTTTGCCATAAAGTCTTCAAAAACAAATTTCTTTGGAAACTTACCCAATGCAATGCGTTGAAGTTTTTTTATTTCTTGCATTATAGGTTTTTGGTCTTTTTTAAACCTTGTTTTTGCTAGTTTTTTCTTTAGCTTGTGAAGTTGAACTGAAGCATGGCTTCTAGCTCGCTCCTTGTCTTTTTTGCGAATCCTTTTTTTAGGTTCGACCTTAGTTGGCTCTAGAGTCCCTTTTAAATCTGGTTGCTCTACACCTCGGAAGAATACACTACCATCTTTATCTACAAACTCAACCATAAAGTGCCATCCCTGAGGTCTTCCGGAAGATGTTCTTTGCGAAGATATATCAGGAGGACCTACCTGTTCTTGTACACATGCGGAACATACTATGCTTGCAGCTGAAAGTCCTGCTACACAGTCTTGTCCACATTCTTTGCAAGCCATGTATCTATATGTAAGTGCAGGGTTTTGATTCCACTTAGTTCCTAATGCATATCTTATTGGATATTCACATAAGGCATCAAAAGCTTTTTGGTCTTTTGGAGGAGCCTCTTTTTTGCGACTTCTAGATCCTTTAATCTTTGGGATTTTATTTGATTTCTTTTTCGCCATATAAGTTTTTCTTTATTTCTTTAATTTTTTTCTGTTTATCAGCCATACTAATGTTTCCTCCTTTTGCTATAAGATCTAGAGTTAGTTCTATTACTTTATTTTGTCTACTATCTATTTTGTTTACAACAGGCTTTTTTACTACAGGATCTTTTACGACTTTAGGAGCTTTTAAAATTTTAGTCTTTTCAAGTATTGGGGTTTTACCGAAAGCTATATTAGCAACTACAACTAAAGCTATAGCTAAAGGATCAAATACGAATATAATTAATAGCATAAACCAATTAATAATTGAATCCATAGGTTTATTAATAAGAGTTGATACGTATTTTAATGGGCCAAGTTCTCGAGTTGTCTCGTCATTAATTTTCAGATCTAAAATTTGAATGTCAATAGCTGATATCGAATCTGATGCTACTGCATATGCCACCCTAGCTTCTTCCAATTGACTTTGTAAAGCTTTTCGCTGTCTAGATGACGTGGTAGTTACCAAAAGCCCTGACTCTCTATCTACATATTGTATTGCTGTAGGATTAGCCAAAGCCTCTGACCAAGTTATGATGTTCGTATTTAGAACTTCGGAGTCTCTAACGAACCTGTTTTGCTTTGATTCCAAAATGGCAATTTCATTTGAAGTAATGGCTTCTTTAGCAGACGTTTCTTGATAAGCTCCAGATAGGAATCCATATATACCAGCTGAAGTTATGGCAATTAGAACTACCATAGCAACAGAAAGGTATGTTCTTAAAAATACATTAACCCTGTCCCAGTATTGATATAAAGCTGATGCAGTTACTAACTTGGCAAACTCTAATGAAGAGGCCATTATAATAACTGCGGTAGATGCTCCTGCAAATAGATTACTTAATCCATATACCGAATAGAATGCAGCGGATGCCGAAACAAATAGTGCCGACATTGCTACAACATAAGGAAACAAATTAAATTTCATATAAATAAGTATATTAATTTAGGCTTTAGAGTTTAACTTGAAAATGTATGTATGAAAAACAGTTTCGCCTATAGTCTTAACCCTGTGTTCACATGGAAGTTTACCTTTATTAACAAAGACCTTTTTTATTATATCTAATGCTTTAAGGTCGTGAGAGGTTATGGCTAATGACCCGCTAATAATTGAAACGGTTAACGAGTCCAGCTTATATATACTGGCGGGTAGTTGTTCAGGACCTTTATTACTGGTTGGTATTAATGGAAGCGCTGACGTTAATCTATCAATATAGAAATCTAACTCTAAAGGGGCTAAAGTTGAAAACCAATTTTCAAAGATCCGCTTATCATTTCCGAAAATAACTGATTTGTCTTCTGGTTGTAAAAGATCCCAAGCTTCTCCTGGGTCATATTCAGTATTTCTCTGAGACCACTCTATATACCCATCCATTTCCTCTTTAGTCATAGTAGCAGCAGTAGATATCCAGTCAACAACAACGTCATCATTTTGGCTATTAGTATTTGTCTGAGATAACTCATATACCAACTCATTAAGGAGAGAATTATAAAATGACTTACCTGATTTCTCTACAAAGATCTGCTTAAAGTCTTCTTGGCAAAACTTCCACATGGCTTTATTGTCTTGTACGTCTTTAAATTTCCAAATCATTGCTTCGTCAAAATCATTCATTATAATTCTCCAAATATGTTCCGCCTTCCTCCGGGCTTTAATGATACGACTAGAATAGATCTAATCTTGCCCTGTTAATACCAGCAGCTCCGGGTACCTTATTAGGCAGCCATTGCTAGTTCAACTTGTTCGCCAGTTAATTGCGTTGTGATCTTCTGAATGCTCTTATCATATGGTCAAATCCAAAATCACCCCCATATTATATCTATTTGAATATAATTCATTAGATATTGATCATATTATATCTAATTGAATATAATTCTTTGTGGAGGTGGGGGGAGTCGAACCCCCGTCCCGATATGTAGCTGACACTCATACTTCGATCATCTATAAATATAAGGTCTAGCTCATTAATGCTGAGAGTTTCTTATGTTTATTATATAGTTTATTCACGATCTTGAGATCGGTGTTATCCTTCAGCTTTGTAGATCGATATTTCATTAGAATATCAAATACTTGTTTAGCATCAGATTTAATATCAGCAGAGTCAAAGTTTCTTAAGCCAGTCGACCTTTTAATATTATCATGGATCAGAGCTAGTACTATATCTAATTTTTTAATAGTAGAATCTGAATCATTCTCATCCTCTAGAGAATTCATAAAGGTGTTTAGGGTTCCAGTTAAATTTGAGTTACCCCTTTTCCTCCACTCCTTTTTTTCTAGAGGCTTTTGTTTTTGCTTTTTTGGCATTAACATTATCCTGGGTTTTTGTATACTCTTTGAGGATGTCGATTATGACATGTTTATCTAGCACGGTAGTTGTCATCTGAGACAACTTACTTCGAAAATAAAAATAGCTCCAAAGTCCACCTATCGTAGCTCCGCTTATAAATACCATTATACTATTCATAAGTTTTACTCCATTGACTTACAGGTGTTCCAGTACCAGCATCTAACATACCCATACGTCGAGCAGTGTTATATTGGTATTGGGCATCTTTAAGTGTGTCCATGATACGTGACGCTTCAGAAGCTGTAATTTCAAACTCCCGACCTCCAATACATAACGAACCAATCAATGGTTGTTCAGCAGGAGGTGTAGGTCTTTGAGCTTTCATTCCTTTAGCCAGTTTAAAGTTTATACCATTCCATAGTTTTCCATATTTGTCAGGATTAAACTTTGGTTTGGATCGTTCCCTATTGGAACCTTGTTTGTAAGAATTATTATTCTTTACCATTTATTAAAAATTTAGATTATTAAAACAACACCCGGTTAACATACTTGTTATTATATTAGTATATGTTAACTTATTATTAAATTTGTATATTTTATTACTTGAAAGTAAGTAGAATAATTACATTGTAAATATAATACATAAACTCCACATAAAAAAATTATTCAAGAGGTTTATTTTGAATTCCTTCAACTAATTCGTCAACTACCAACTCTGCTTGGAGATTCTGGAGTGAAGCACATCTTTCATACTCTTCTTTAGCTAAAAAATGAGCTATAAGGCCTTCGATAAGTTTGGTAATAGGAAAGTCTTGGCTGAATGCCGTGCTACCATGTTCTACTAACATAAGGTAAGCTTGTTCAGCAGCCATATCCGCAATATATTCGGTTATTTTAGGAAATTCTGTTTCGTCAAATGTATGATTCATCATATATAAATATCTTATTGAACTTTAGAAATGTTTTCTTTGTTGCTAAGGTATTCTACAACTGATTTCCAATTCATTTCGGTTCCAAAGTGAATATGTTCGCCCTTAAAATCTTCTACGCCATTCCAAACGTTGTCGTCGATTAAATAATCGCCACGAACCAAACCTTTGTTGTGAGTTAAGATTAATTTCTTCCTAGCTTTTTCTCCTAGAACGTTGTCGACCCATAATCTCTTGTCGATCCAGCTTGAAGGATTCCTCCAGCTCGGAGATGAGCAGATATAAACATCGAAATGTTCGTTAAGCCAATTAAAAGCATCGAGTGCTCCAGGCATAGGTTCTAAATCCCGGTAAAAACCAGGAATTCCATGGCAGTCATAGTGTTTATCCTTTAGCCATTGAGGCATAAGTGCCGCTTTCATATCATAATCGCATAGGACTCCGTCCATGTCGACTAAAACTATTTTTTTATTTTTCATTTTCAAATTTTCTGATTAAATCTACGTGAAATTGTCTAGGGTATTCATTCTCATCTTCTACAACCCAAAATGATTTGCCATAAAAGCCCCCTATAGTGACAGTTCGATCACACCAAGGTTCAAGGATTTCATTAAAACAGTCAAGACGATAGACTTCGTCATAACATCTAAGTAAAACCTTCATACCTTTTGCTAATTTTACCTTACGATTAGCTAATATTTCGGAAAATATTTCGTTTGGTATAAAACTTTTGTCTAGCTTTGGGCATTTTAGACTTGAAGTTGGATTCCAATGTGAAGCAAGAGCAACTCTTACCACCATAGATTGTTTTACAACGCCAATTATTTCTAAAACCTTGCGTCTTGTTGCCTGTTCGGACCTGCCGATTTGCAAAGCTACTTTTTTTATTACTTCACCATCAATATCTTCGTTGACATGAGGAAGTATTTTGAGAATTTCTTCGTTTTTCCAGTAATTCATTATCTGTCTAATTGCTTATTAACCTTATCCCAATATTTTTGGGTGGCTTTTTTTGTTAGTCCTCTTGGACCTCCGTTCCAACACCTAGCTTTTGCTTCCGGAGAAGTTAGTTTATAGTGTTCACAGTAGATATTGAAAATTTCAATGGACTTAATTCTGTTCCATCTATCTTTCATTTTGTATTTGGTGGTGTCGCCTCTGTGTTTAAGGATTCTATTGACATCCCTTATCATTGTTCTCCTGATCTGCAAACAACCAACGGCATCTTCTGATGAACAATAGGCTGAATCATTGCCAGAACTTTCAACGTGTATAAGCGCATATACTAGACTATCATTTTCGATATGGACTAATGTATGGGGCTTAGCTTTAAGTGGCTGTATTGGACTCTGCAATGGCTTAATTACAACCCCTGCAGAGCTTATTAAAAGCATAGCAAATCCTAATAGGATAAATCGCTTCATAGATTAACTGAAACGATAGCTGCTTCTAATAGAGAATCTAGTTCGGCTTCCAGTTTAGAAGCGAGTTTGTCCCTGAAAGGCTTATTACTTTCGTTAGTGACTAAGACAGATTCTGGACGAGAGGGTCTGAACCAAATACTAAGTTTAGTTTCAGGATTACTGAAGACAATTTCCGAACCTTCGTCGTCGGTATCATATCCGAGTTCCTCCATGTGTTCGATAAGGAAGTATTTAATTACTCCTAATTTATGTTTCTTAGTAGATTTAGAAGATTTTGTTATTACAGGTAAGTCCATTTTTTAGTGGGTTTTAATGTTTAATAGTTAATTGATGTACATAGCTAATATACAGCTTTATCTGTAGAAGCTACGAGGATAATCGTTAAAGTTCGTTAAGATTAAAGACGATTATAATAAAAATAGTTCCAAGGGTGATTAAGCCTGTGTAGTAGATAATTGAATCTACAATCGAGTCGAATGAATTTTTCATATTAACTTAAGATTGTTAAAAGTGATTTAGGACAGTTGATTTTTCTATTAGCTCCATTTTCTTTAATGATGCAATTGACGGTATTAACTTTAGTAACCAGAAATTTAATTCCATGGTATTTAGGTTTGTTAATAGCAACGACAGTACCAATATTGAAAGCGTTATAGGATAGTAGTTTGATCTGAGTGTTGATGTCAGACTTAAGCTTTTGAAGCTCGTTTAAGTTTAAATTTTTAATGTTCATTAGTATAGTGGGTTAAATGAATGATTGATTGACATAGTCAATATACGACTTATACTACAAATACTACGATGTTCCTCGTTAAAAAACGTTAAAATTTTTAAATTATTTTTCTTATGTAGTTCTTTCGGCCCCGTGTATAACTTTAACAGTTGGGAATCTTAAGGACCAATCCCCATCCTGGTTCTGAGTCTCTTCGAAGTATGCTACAGTAATTAGTTTGCCTATAATGTCCTTAGGACTTTTATGGTAGCGTATACGTTCTTGTTGACTAAAGCCAGATCCCACCGCCACTTTAAATCCTTTGTGCTCGATAAATACCTGGGCAAGCATATCCATTTTAACTTCTTTACCATCTCTGATAACCCTGTGCTCTCTGAAGTCGCATCCTGTAACTTCATACTCTGCATCATGGAATGTTTTAACCTTAAGAAGATTGTTAGAACGTTTGCCTTCATATCCTACATTTTTACGAATCATGAATCCTTCCCACTGATTATCCTTGGCCATATCTTGCCATGTTTCAAAGTGCGAATCGCTTCGTAAAGGAAAGTGCTCTACGTATTGAAGTGTGTCTCCATCCGACGAGTCCACTATAGAACTAGCAACTCTTAGTCTTTTTTCTAGAGGCTCATCACCTACTTTATCGTCAAAGGTTTTTTTAGAAATACAGTCGAAGATTTTAAATTTAGGATTCTGGATAGTGTGGTCCTTGCGTCTAATCTCTTTCATAATTGCCTGGAAGTCCTCGTTGTCCAGATCATTACATATACAGATCTCGCCATCTAAAACAATGTTAACCAAGTTAAGAGCTTCTATATCTTTAACAACTTTATCCAAGGTATCAAAGACTTGGCCTTGACGCGATCGTAATTCCACCCGCCCCGTCGCATCCACAACAGCAAGGCAGCGCACCCCATCAAGTTTACGAGAAGCATACCAAATAGCATCGGCATCACGATTAGAGAGATCCACAAGTTTAGGTTGGTAGACATTAGCCAATGCAGGTTTAAATGTGGGGATCCACCCAGGCACAATGGCATTAAACACCCCATCACTAGCACGCACTTCTAAGTTGCGGTCAACCACACTAAAGATTAAATCCTCATATGCTTTGTTTAGAAATACGTAGCCATTGACTTTTGCAATAGCATCATGTCCGGTGTAGACCCTGTTATTGAGATCATCTAGTAACTCGAATATGTTGGCATAGCCATGTGTGACATCCAGAAGATCCGGATTAGCTCGACATGTTTTAGATGTAACATGGTAGACCCGGAATGGATCATAAGTGTATTCGACGAGCTTAACCAGGAATGAATGACACTTGTAGATGTGTATAATTTCTTTCTTGACCGTGGTCTTGGAATTGGCTTTCATTTCACGAACAAAGTCGGCAGCCAGCGACCAGTTGTCTTTAGGGTGGTTTATCATTTAGTAGAGGTATCGGAGTGAACGTATTCAATAATGGTTTCAACAGGAAGATCGTAGAGCTCCGCTAGATAGTGGAGACCATTGCCTTGCTTGTAGAGCGATCGGGCTTCATTGACTTGGCCGGCGTTGAGTTCGCTATGTGGAAAGTACTTGGCATCCCATTCCGGAAACACTTTGAAGAGTTCAGGAGGAAATGGTTGCCGTCTAGTAAGAAGAGTGTTCAGAGCATGTTCGCAACTCTCACAATGAAGGTTAAGACTTTCGGGTAGGTCTATGTCCAAATCGTGGAGTAGTGAGCGTCGGGCCTTGAGCTTATCAGTGAGGGTGGTTAAAAATTCCCTTTGAGAGATGTAGTCTAGTGGTGCTGTTGTCATGGTTCTAGTAATATTTTATGATGTTGCCGTTTTTGGTGATGAGATTAATACCTAGTTCTATTTCAATTTTGCGGAAGTCCAATCGGCCCATATGAATGGCTTGTTGAAGCGCCGTCGCAAACACAGGATAAGGTAGCGCGAGGTCACTCCGTTCGGTAAACCACTCATAGAGCAATTCGGCACCTTGTCCGGTGTTCTTGAATGTTATGTATTGGTCTCGGGTCATTTAGAGTTTAGGCTCGTAGAGTCGCCACCACTTATTGAGGATCTTGAGTGTGCGCTTCCGAGGTTCTTGACCTTCTTGGACACAGATCATGAGCTTGCGAAGTTGGGTGACGTGAAGACACGTGGTGGGTGTTGAGGGATGGTACCCGATCCTAGTGATGAGACTCTCAATCTTCTTCATGAAGTTCACAACAAGAGCCTGTTGGTCCATGTCCGAGATCTCACTGTCGGTGTACCAATGGCGGGGATCCGCCTTGGGTAGGCCATTGTCGTCGCGTTCAAACATTAGTTGTGTTTCATACCTGTCATGACCCCATAACCTTTGCGAGCGGAGAGTCGGTTAATATTGTCGGCCACCTCTTTGGGTAGCACTTGGATTGTGTTGCCGGTTTTATGATTGCTTATAGCCACGCATCCATAAGGTTGAGTGGTGCTACAGTTCACACACGTGTGGTAGCCCAAAGCGGTGCGGCCGGCAGGGATAGTGGCTTTACAGCCGCATTTAAGGAGAGTGCTCATTGGTCTTCGTCTACTGTGATGAATTGGTTAGAGTAGTCTATGCCTTCGAGAATATCGATAGCATGCTCGAGAGCTGCCGTCATGTTGTTTACAAGCGACTCTAGTCCACTGCTTCTAACACAGTTATTGATTTCGTAGCACATATCATTTGTTTCGTTGATAGCTCTAACTGCTTGTTTTAATTCGGGGACACATCCCCAACCGTCTTCGGTGGTTTTTATTTTACTCATTTGTTATGGGTTTGAGTGATTAATGAACATAGTCAATATACAATATAATTTGCAAAGACTATGAGGAATTTCGTTAAAGAACGTTAGTCTAGGTATGAATCAGATTTATAGAAAGGATCAGTGTTCTGGGCTTCGGCCTTCTTGGCGAACCATTCAGGAGAGTAGGGTCCTTCGTTCTTAAAGGACACAAGGCAGCGTCCTGTGGTGGCACTGTAGCTTCCTATGTCCTTTATTCTGGGTAGTAGGCCTCCGTTCTCTTGAACAAGTTCCTGGAGGAATTTATTGATGGGCTCTTGCATGGCTTCGCCATATCCCAAAGGATTTGAACTTAGCACCGGGATGTATTTTGGGTCCATCTCCCTGTAGATCGTGACCTTGGGAAATAGCCTTGTGTAGTTCTTAGTGCTGGTAATTGGAGTGTGGATTTTATTCATTATTTTTATTTATTATGTTCTCTATGAAAGTCCTTTGGGTGTCCCGTACTTCTTTGTCGAATTCGGTTGCAGATAGTGAACTCGAGCCTTTGGCTTGGTTCTTAGATTCCTGGATCATTGCGTGGGCTTTTGCCATTGTGAGTTCCCCTGAAAGAACCCTTTTTAATGTGTGGGCCTTGAATTCGAGGAAGGTTTTTAGGTGCTCATTCATTTTTTATATCTTTGGCTTGCTTCGTCCAGTAGCTCCTGGAGGAAGTCTTTTTTAGTTAAGTGGCTTGCGAGGATAGCAGCATCTAGTGCAGGCTGAATTAGTATGTTGGCCATACGAGGAGTTATTTCTCCTGCGGCTGCTCTTTTGAGCGTGTTGGCCTTGAACTCTATAAACTTTAGTACTTCGGGATTGACCTTTCGTGGGTTCATGATTCTATGTGTTTTATTTAGTGATGTTGTTCTTCCAAGTTTTGACTGATAGTCTTGCTTCTAAGCCATCCTCATCAATTATAATGATGTCTCTCATTAGCACTTTTGTGACTATGCCTCTGTACGCTCCATCGTCATAGTGAAGCTTGTCACCTATTTTGAAATATTTAGAAGTCTTAGACATGTGTATGAATGATTGATTGACATAGTCAATATACGACTTATCTGGCCATTACTACGATGTTAATCGTTAAAAAACGTTAGGAGCCTGAACCTTATTTGGTGAGCTTGGTGAGCTGCTTGTGAAGAAATGCTATTTGATTCCTCAATGACTTTGCGGGTACTGGTTGTAGATTCCCAATTGCCTTTTCGATGGCGAGTCCATTACTCTGATCAAGGAGTAGTTTTAGGAGGTCCCCAAACTCTTTGACTGCTTGGTCGTTCACCGAGGGAGCTTCCTGGAGTGACCCTTTGCTCTCTAGTGGGCCAGAGGCCTCTAGTATGTTTGTTAGCTTTATCATTTCTTTATTTTTAGTACAAATCTTTTAATGCACTTCTTAACAATTTAATTATTTCCCTGTCTTTTTTATTAGTACTACCTG